TCATTTCTTGGGTTTGGCCTTGCGCTGGGCCTCTTCAGTGTCTTTCAGGCGCTTAATGTCTCGGGGCAGCATTAGTTCATCATACAAATCTCGAACCGCCGCCAAGTCTGTCTTTGCGTTGAGTAAGTGGAATCTTGGAGAGTTGTGATGTGACCACATCAGATCTGGCTCACCGGCTTCCACATAGCGCTTACGATCAGCCTTGAGAAACTTCAGATGGGCCTCCAGACGCGCCACTTCTGATTTAGCTGAAATTTGATCCGGGCCACCTACCTCTTTAGCGAGCCTTTTGAATTGCACCAAGACGTCTCTGTATACCTTTACTGCTCGATCGTGTATTTCGACACCTCGCAGCATTGACTCGTGTTCTAAAATGGTGCGATCAATTTTTTCTTTTCGCGCGTCGTAATCAGCCTTTACGGCTTCTACCGTCCGGGCTGGGCGGCCCATGGTGCGAGGGGAATCGGCGTTAATCATTGCCTTCGCAAGGGCTAAGCGAGCTGTACCCCAGTTTTCAGAGAGACCTCTATCCAAATTTTCTAAGGGTGTTTTAGCAGGCCTGCCTACTTTTGGAGCTGTGTCGGCGAGAGCAGAAATGCTGTCTGGCGTGGATAATTCCTCATCCTGCTCGGCCTCAATTCCATTTAATTCAGCCAGGGCCTGACTAAATTCTGTCACCAACTCTGAGTAAAGCTGCTCGTCCGTTTTTGCAATCTTGCCTACCCTCAATGGCACCTCATCAGGCTCTTGAAAAGCGTAGACAGCACTTAGTTCTGGTAGCTGAGCAAGCTCTTTGGTCAATCTTGCTTTTTCTTCACCACCGCGAGCAATGAGCTGCCCGAGCGCAAGGCGGTGCGCTAACGCGTTTGCGCGCAAAATTTTGGTGTGTGGATCTTCGACATCCAGACCATCGACAAGCCGGTAGCCGCACTCGTCTAAGCTGGCTTTGAGCCTGGCTAATCGATTGCGCCTGAGTTCGAGCGCGGATGGTCGCGGCATGCGTGGGGCCCTCGCAAATAACCGCGATAATATTGCAAAGGGCTATGAAATGCGAGGAATGGCCTCAGCGAGGCCTGGATAAGATTGGTTAAGCGAAACCGGAATATCGTTGCAGACAAGCTCACCGCCCTGAGGGCTTAGGCACGATTCGGCGGAAGCGATTTTGCCGGTATTGCCTGCACTCTGCTCGCGAGTAGCGAATCTCACGAGCGCAGCCCTGGTAATACCCGAGATCTGGATTCCTTGATCGCCAGGTTTTTAAAGTGCTGACAGATACACCTATAATTTCTGCTGCCTCAAAAGGATCGATCAAGTCGTCCGGAATCTCATGATAAATACCCATCTCTGCACTCTCATTTCATTGTGTCGTCCACCGACAGACCAAGGCTAAGAGCAATCAATATGCATGTAAATCGAAATCAAATAGTCTACTTAGTGTACTAATACCACGCCTCAGACAACATCCCCCTGCAACCCCAGTAATCCCGCATGTTGTCTGACACTACCCGAACTATCTAACAGACTAAAGCTGACGAACGGTCAATACATTGCCAATTTGTCAATTCAGAGGAGAAATAAGAAAGCCCCGGCCAGGAAGAGAGAGAACCTGGCCAGGGCTTGGAGACACAACAACAAGGATTGTGGCAAGCAGAGAGGGAACTCACCACACATTTATAATAACAATGAGCTGAACGAATGTGTGGGATTTTTAAAGTTATTTTTATCTAACCCTGTTAACTCGCAAAACATAATACCAAGGAAATATGTATGCGAGCGGGCGGGGTTTGAGTGCAAAGATTGGGTGTTTGCGCGCAAAGCCAACAACCAGTTAGGTACCAGACAAAATATCAAGACCTTGCTTGTTTAAATGTGCGTGATATAGACAGGCCTTCTTGGCTTCGTTGTAAATTGAAACCGAGAAAATTCTTGGATCTTCCAAGTTTCGAGTTTCGACTTCAAAGCGGTAAACTATTCCAGGGCACGGGTTATACTTAATGTCGGTAGTAAATAAGTGTGAAAACGCATGCTCAAGCAAGGATCTGGCTTCACACTCCTCCTGCATGCAAAAAGCTTTATATATGAGATTTGCTGTTGTTACTGGTAGCTTGGCGATCCGCAGTTGATCAATCTCTGTGCTAGTGACCTGAGGGGTGTCAAACATGATAAAGCTCCGTTCTTATTATTGTTTTATAATTATCTCAACGAGGAGTTTTGGGTGCAATATCTTTTTGGGGTATATCTTAAAGTAGTTGGGTGTCAAACCTTGTGCGCAAATAAAAGCCCCTGCTGGGTGGCAAGGGCTTTGTGGGGGTTTAGTCTACAGGCAAGAGTTCTTCGATTTGAGGGTAGCTCATCAGCGTATGTGGGCTAAATATGACTTGCCAATGTACAGTGGTATCTTTTGTTATAAGATCTAGGTAAAACAAATTAGACCCCCATCCCCATGAGCCAACCCTCTCGACTTTTAAGGTTTGTAGAGTTCCTAGATTACCTTCCCGGTCGCCGTCCTTGCCCAATAAGAGACGTCGGAAGTTTTCCTGCTGCAAGCTGTGCTTATCAGCCCGAACAGATCTTAACAAATCGGACACACTGATCTCAGGTAACGACTGAAGTTTGTCATAGTAGTCTGGAGATGTCCTATGTGCGGGCTCTTGTTCGTTCAAATAGGAATACGCCCCGGCCATAAAATCCTGTTCTCTTTCGAACTCGCCAATTTCTGTATTGAGCACTTTAAAAAGGTCGGCGCTGAATTTGGCAACCAGCCCTAATGCTTCCGATGATTTGTAAATGTCACAAATTGCCTGGTTCAATCCTCGTACTTGCATCAGTAGATCAAGGAAACAGTCGTATTGTGATCCACTGTTCTCAAGGAAGCTCAGGTAATTTTTGATTAGCTGGATTTTCTCGTCGCGTCCAAGATTGGTTCCATTGGAGGTTTGAGTGCTCATGATTAATTGTCCTCTCTTGTTGTTGTAGGATCATTGTCTCAATTATCTATTTTGCACACAATAGAGCTAGAGGCTGTATAACTTAAAGTAATTTGATGTCAAATAGTGCTGGCGGGGAAAAGCCCCTAGTCGGGGCTTGTTTGGTTGTTATGGTTGAGTAAAAAAGGTGCCGATCTCATTTTGCGCTGGGTAACCATTGACACCAGGCTTTAGTTTTATGCGAGCGTGGACGACTAAGTCTTTTGCTTTCAAAACGTCTGCGAACTTGGTGCTTGGTAGCTTGGTGGCGGTCTTGAGTTTTTCGAGCATTTCCCCACTGATTTTGATAGCTGTTGGGTGGTTGCCATTTCCGTAAAAACGGTGCCAGACGTGACGGCCTGCGTGCTCTCCGGAGACAATTTCGAATTCTGCGAGTGCTGTTTCGCCACCGCTCTTTGTTTTTCCTAGTTTGATGTTTTTGAGTTTGATTAGGGCTTCGTGCGTAGGCATTGGCTCTTTGCTTTGTGCGGCTCTTTTGATGATGGTTGTGTCGATTCCACGCGCCTTGCGGCGAAGCCAATTAAGGTGGGATTTGACCCAGGATCTGCAGGCACGGTATGCGGCAGCGTCGTTGCTTTCGCCTGGGCGTGGGCGGTGACGGGCATAGGACTGATCGTGGAAATACTCCTTGCCGGGATTCTGCTCCTGGTCGACCTCAAAGATTTTCTGGACGATCTGAGCCTCTGTGGCTGAGCCGAATAGGCCACCGAGGATGCGGTTGAGCTCCATCGATCTGCCTTGTGCTCCCACTGCTGTGCCTGGGGCGCGGGGTTTTCCGGTTTTTGTGTACTCAGCGTCGATTCCGTAGTTCGACTGTGCGAGCTTGAGCTCCAGGACGTTTAGGGGGTTGCCGGGGTTGTAAAAAGAAATGGCCCCGTTGCGGCGATTGGGATGCGTCGTGAATGTGTAGTAGCACCGTGCAGTCTCTCTCCAGCAGCCGTCTATTACTTTTAGGAGCCTGCCGTCGAGGAAGTCGTCCAGCTGCTCCAGCGCGGCTGCTGAGACTGCAAGGAACTCATTAGGGTGAGCTGGGCGGTCGAGCGGCATGACTATGCGGAATCTGGGGCAGTCCGCTGAGTTGCTGTAGGACGTGTAAACCGCGTGCTCCAGATTCAGGTCGATTAGCGCGTCCTCAACCTCTTCCAAGCTAACCTGGTCATCGCCGGGCTTTTGGTCAACATCAAAAATGATAAGGCTGGTCGCGATGACGTTTTCCATGTTTCTTTCTGGTGCGCGGAAGAATGATGGAGTGAATGTCGGGCCGTCTTTTAGTTCGCTGATGCGCTGTGGCTCCAAGACGGTGGTGTAGAAGTCGCGGAACGATGGTGCCTCGCGATTCCTGACGAATCTGGTTTCGGCTGTTTGTTGTACTGCGAATTTAATACTCATGATGCTCTCTCTTTTTGTTGTTGTGTCGTGCACATTTATATTGTTGTAAATGAGCAGTTCTCGACGCAATACGTATTTTGCTTGGCATTTTTCAAAGTGAGGATATACAAGGAAATTAAGATAGGAGTTTTCCTTAACCAATCTTCTTCCTTACCTCCCACCACCCTCAACGGGTCTTTCCTTTTATAATATAAATGACACGGTTGAGGGTGGACGATGATCGTTGCTATAGGTATACAAACCGAGGGAAGAGGAAAGATCAAGAACTTTGGTTAAGAGAAACTATAATCACAACCTCGCGCAATCTAGACCATTTTTTGAACAACTAAGCGCAACCATCATCATCGCTGCGCAACCGAAATCATCGCTCCGCATCGCTCCGCAACTTCCATACCTCGAACTCGCTTTGTGTCAACCCAAAAAGTGTTGCGCAGGCCTTTACTCATTGTCGATAATTAAATTGTGCAGTGAGCACACACAACAAAAAGAGAGCATTAGCATGAACATCGAATCAAACATTCTCGGTTGCCCATCCTCAAATTCCTACATCCTCGGCTGCTCGGAAGCGATTGACGGTTTTAGATCTGTACCTTCCCTTAACTACTTTAAAGCAGCTAATTACTTTCGCAGCGAATATCCTAAAATCAAGCGCTACATCGACATCCGACACGACGCTATGCAAGCCGTTAAAGCTGCGCTGAGTACCTCATCAGGTCTTTACGACTCAGTTGGGAAAAATGTTCTCGCCGAAAACGTTCACAACATAAATAAGGCGGCTTTGGTGAAGCTGGTAATGTCCCGCTCCGGCTCAATTGAGAAAAAAATTGAGTTCGCTGCCGAAGAGCTTGCCAAAGAGGTTCTTGTAGGTTTGAGCTTCGAAGATGCTGTCTCCACATTAGATACCGATGGCCTGCTTACTGAACAGCAAGAGCGAGACGTATTGCAGAAGTCAGTAAGCAAGCACACCGAGCGCTTTGACACATGCGTGGGTAAGTTCGAGCATCTCCTCACTTACAAAAAATTCCCCGCCGAAAAAATTCGAGACACCATTTTTCGCGTGCCTCGCCGTGCTTTGTTGCAGTGCCACACCGGCTTCGGCAAAACATCCATCATTTTAGAATCTCAGATGAAGTCGTTCATGTCTCAGGGGAAGCGAGTGCTATTTATTTCCCCGCTTCGCTCTATTGTTAAAGCAATCGATATCCCCGGTTTGATTGATTATCAGGATGTTATGCCGGGTCAAATGAGTGAGGCGTTAGGTCTCAAGGTAGTGGTCAACTCCCTCATCTCGCCTAAATTCGCTGACTTTGTGGCCAATGCCGATCTGGTAGTAATTGATGAGGCTAGTCAGGTCATCGAGCACGTTTTCGATGGCACTGTCCGCGACCGCGAAGATGTCTGGTCGACTCTAAAGTCTGTAGTCAAGCAGGCCAAAAACGTTGTGTTTGCTGACGCCGACATTAACCAGGCCTGCCTTGACCTGATTACAAATGGTACCGACCCGGTTGTTGTTTTTAAGGCTGAAGCTGCGCACGGCGATATTGCTATCGAGGTTGGTCAGCTGGATCAGATTCGCAAACAGGCGATGGACTCTGCGCTCAGCGAAAACACAGTCATTGCCTGCGATAACAAACGTGACGCTTCGGCCATGGCTCTGGCACTGGAAAAGGCTGGACGACAAGTCATGCTCATCACGTCAACAACGAGCGGGTACGCGCAGCAGCAAGCATTTCTTAAAAATCCTAACTCTAGCGACTACGAGGTGCTGATTTACTCGCCAGCGATGAAGAGTGCGATCAGCATTACCTCAGGTCACTTTACCCGTCATTTTGGCCTCTTCGAAGGCTCAGTAAGCCCGAAAGGCGCGATTCAGATGCTCCGTCGCGACCGCAAGGCCAAGAGCTTCCTGGTGGGTGTTCGGAACCCTCAGAACCGCACATCCGAACTGGTAGAGGTCGAGTATCAATACAGCAGAAAAACGAAATTCGATGAGATGCGCTACCAGCATCGCAAGGGCTCCGCTTGGCTCAAAGACAACATCCAGCTGACCCTCTCAATCGAGCTTCGCCGGCAGGGTTTTAGCGTCATCAATCAGGCCACGAATGACGAGCAAGGCATGGTCGGTTTTAAAGAGCGCTCAAAGACTCGTCGTGCTCTTAAAATCAATATCGCTAAGTCTGTTTTGAATGCTACTGCTATGCCTGATCGAAAAGTCGCAGAGGTTGTTGTCCGGGACGGCGCCTCAAGCCCCACCGAGTACTACTCTGCAATCAGAGCGGAAGCTGAATATTACCTCAAGAAATCCGCGCTTACCCTGCAAGACACAGAGTTTTGGCAAGAGGGGCAAGGCAAGCAGAAGCTCAACAACTTTGAAAAGCTACATCAAAGCAATATGTCCCTGCATCGTATGCTTGCGCGAATCTTTAAAGGAATGTCTCAGACCAAGTCCTGGAGTTCAGCAGACTCGATAAAAGCCTTTGACGAAATTAATTGCGTTCGGGCCGAAGCATTGATCGCCGGGTTCAATCTGCCTAAAGCAAGCAAATTGATTTCTGATCGCTCAAAACAGGGCGCAATCTCCGAGCTGATGAGGGCTTGCGGTTTGAAAACAAAGCGTGTGGACGGTGGTAGTTCGGGCTACTACTACATCATTGATCCAAAGTCGCTTGAGCAAATGAAGGGATATACAGGCCTCTGAGCCATAGGGACAAGGATGTCCCGCCCCCATACACCAATTTACCAACCCAATTAAAATATCTTTATTAAATGCGCAATTACTTGTTGCGCGGGCATTTGCTCATTTTCAATAATAATCATAAGCAGCACATAATAATAATAAGAGAGTGCAAAATGATTGGTTTAGACCCGCAGAGGATAGCTAACAAGCTGAAATCCGAACACTACGATAAACTTCTGAGTACAAAGTACGGATATCTGAAGATCGATCGTGACCTTCTCGAACTCTGCGCCCATGCTTGCTATGAGATTGAACAAGGCCACCCCTGGAACGAATATAACAGGCAGCACTACCGCCATGTATTCCAGGATGGCGAATCAATCATCAGAACCCCTGACCTCCCGAAAGTCCCACGCCCCTTTAGAAGCTGGAGCGAATTTAGGGTGAAAGTATTTGGTGGCCTTCAGGACTGCGAATACGAGTCTCCCGATTTCCGCATGCCAGTTGTTATCGAGACCTCCTGGCTTCCGGATTTCGTTGATCCGAACAATGATCGAATTTGCTATGACGTTAAAGGTGTCATTAGCGATCTTAATGCCGCCAAGAAATTCATCAGAGCTGCTGAGCAAAACAACGTACACATAGTCTTCGTTTTTAGCCATCGCGACATCAAGTGTGTTTGGTCTAGCCCCCGCGTGGACGGCACTACGATGACCCAGGAAGAGTGGGCATCCAAAGAAGGTTTTTCATACTGCTACGAAGGTGAAGAATCAAAGTTTAGAAATTCGGAACGATACAAGACGCTGGTTAGAGAATTCGGCAAGGGATATGGCACTCTTAAGGAGCAACTGGCGCGTACTGGAATTAAAGTGCAACTGCCTTTCTTTGCGCACAAACAACAAACAGCCCATGCTACAATAAACTGACAATAAGAATAATAAAGTCAGTAGCTATGCGCCTAATACTCGGTGTTGACCCCGGCAAGTCTGGGGGGCTCTCGATAATCGACGAGCGACTCAATCTCATCGCAACTTATCCAATGCCAACAATTAAGGTTGATGGCAAGGATAAGGTGTGTCCAAAAGCTATTAACGAGATTTTAAGTAAGTACGACATCGAGCTTGCAGTGATCGAGTTGGTTGGAGCACGCCCAGGGCAGGGGGTAGTCTCGATGTTTAGCTTTGGCGATTCGTACGGCGTTGCCAGGGCCCTCGCAGAGATTCACGCAGCCAGGGTGATCTATGCACGACCTCAGGAATGGAGGGGCTTCCAGAGCCTCTCAGGGCTGTCGAAAGAACAGGTTGCTGAGGTGGCATACAACGTGTTCCAGGCACCTGGGATTTACGGACGCGTACGCAAGGACGGAACTCGCCCGGTTCGTGACGGCATCTCTGACTCGCTGATGATTGCGAAATATGGCCTGAGGTATCTCAATGCGCCGTGCTAATCAACTCTCAGCAAAACTCGTGAAAAAGATCGTTGATGGTGTCCAGCGGACAACCACAATCGAGCTGGCCTGTGCCATTGCCGGCGTTTCCGAAGCAGCCTTTTACAAGTGGCAAGCTCTGGGGAGGGCGCTGATATCTGATGAGGTCGAACAGGATGAAATGTCTCCTGATGAGCTGCTGTGCGTAGAGCTCGTAGAGTCCGTTGAGCTTGCCAGGAAATTAAGCTGCCTGCCTGCAATCGACACCATCCAAAAAGCGATCAAGATGGGTGACGTCAAGGCTGCCGAGAAGCTGCTTGCTCGCCGCATGCCCGATGCCTTCGGTGACTACGATCGAAAAGAGGTCACGATCAAAACCGACAACACTGGTGAGCAAAACACCGGCATTGCGAACATTCCAACCCTCGGCGGAGCTGGTGGCCAAGACCTTGAAGCCTTGCTCATGCAGCAGCAAGCCTCAGCCGTCGATCTCGCTAAATCGGCAACGCGGCAGAAGGGGTCTGGTAATGATTAAGCAACGGACGCCCTTCGATTGCGGAGTCGCTAGTTTCGCGAACGCGCTCAACCTGACTTACGAGCAAGCACTGGCAGTATTTGCACCACAATCTGACCTCCTGGGCACAACAGCTGCAGACACTGCCAACGCTCTTACACAGCTCGGAATCCCCAACCAGTACGTCACATTCCCGGAGTTTTACGTTCAACTCAACCGCCCCGGAAACCCCTGCAATCCAGAAATTGTCCGAGACTGCCCCGCGATCCTGACGATCCTATCCAGAGGCGGCCATGGGCTCCACGCGGTGTTTTGGGACGGTCAGCACGCCCACGACCCAGACCCTTACTACAACACCCCTAGAAGCCTGGAAACCCTGGTACTGCTCGAAGCTGTGTTTGTAAGCAAGACACCAGCTTTGTGCGCAAAAAGCGGAGCGGGCGTCATGGGCTTTGAGGGTGTGCCGGCATGACCGCGATGTTGCCTCGCAAGGCCCTCACGTCAGCTGTCCGCAAGGTGATTTGGGAACCCACCAAGAACAAAGCTGGAGGCCTTAGCTCCCAGGAAATGTTCCTAATCGTGGGCCAGCCAGACACGCTCGTGCACGAGGTTCTGTTCCATGGCACGCGGGGAAATGGCAAGTCCGCCTGCCTGTTGATGGGGTTTGCGCAACACGTGGGGAAGGGGTGGGGCGCTTACTGGCGTGGTGTGATTCTTCGTCGGCAGTACTCTGCGCTACGCGACCTCATAAACGAGGCGGAGAAGGTCTTTCCACGGCTATTTCCTGGCGCGACTTACAACAAATCTGAGCGTACCTGGACGTTCCCTGAGGGTGAGCAGCTCATCTTCCAATACATCGAAAAAGCGTCGCAGTACGAAGCCAAATTTCACGGCCAGCAGTTCACTTATATTGGGTTTGATGAGCTCACGACCTGGGCCACCGACGAGATCTACGAAAAGCTATTATCGACCCTCCGGACTGCGTACCAACCGACAGCCCGGCAGCCCTTGATGCCCCCGAAACAAGTGCGAGCCATGACCAATCCATGGGGCATCGGCAAGCGGTGGGTGAAAGAACGATTCATCGACGGCAAACGCAATGGCGAGATCGAGTGCACCATCAAATCCCTCATAGACGAGGACGGCAACACTGTCGAAATCGAATGGAAGCGCTGCGCGATCTTCGGCACCATTTTTGAAAACAAATACGTCGACCTCGAATATAAAGCGTGGTTGATGAACATTGCTGATCCCATGCTCAGGGAGGCTTGGCTTTACGGGAATTGGGAGGTTGTGGACGATACGGCAATGTTTGCCAGGGTTTGGGATCGCGACGTGCACATCCTGCAGCCGTTTGAGATTCCAGCGGCATGGAAGGTTGATAGGAGCTTTGACTACGGTCAATCAACCCCTTTTTGCTGTCTGTGGACTGCAGAAGCGAATGGAGAAGCCGTCACGGTCGGCGGCAAAGTTTTCTGCCCTCCAAAAGGATCGCTGATCGTATGTGGTGAGGATTACGGGACGCCGCTGACGCCTGAGGGCAAGCAGCAGAAACGGGATCTAGGTCTACTTCTGAGCGCTGGCAAGATCGGCGCTCGCCTAAAAGCCCGAGAAGTGAAGCTGCAGACGACAGTGCTGAAAAATCACGCTCGTATAACCGCTGGGCCAGCAGACAACCAGATATATAACGGCTCCAAGGTTGATGAAGGAACAGCCCCGACGGTTGCTAAGGAGCTTGAGAAAGAAGGAATTACGTTTACTCAGTCAGACAAGCGTGCTGGAAGTCGAATTACTTCAGCTCAGATTATGTTTGAGAGACTTCAAGCAACTGTCGACCGTAATCGGGAAAAGCCACATATCTATATATTTTCCGGGTGCAAATTTTTAACTCGGACAATCCCTGATCTTTATCGAGATGAGGATGAGCCAGACTCAGTTGCCAAAGGCCCCGATGATCATAGTTGGGACGCCCTAGCATATCGCTTAACGTGGAAACGACCGACCGCCCGTGTGTCCTACGGTATAATGGGACATTGATACTCAACAAATAATAAGAGTCGTAAAGACCATGTCATCAGTATTCGACAAATCCCCTGTTTGTCAGCAGTTTTATTCAGATCGCAAACCAATTCGAGATTTGCGCGGCGGAACTGTTGCAATGCGCAAAGCTGGCACAACGTATCTACCCAAAGAGCCCCGAGAAACCCAGAAAGGCTATCAGGCCCGACTGGAGCGCACAGTTCTGACACCTTTTGGTAGCCGGGTCGTCAAGAATTTGAGTTCAAAGCCCTTTGCTCGACCAGTGATTGTCGTGAGTGAAGGGAATGCAGAGCTTGCTGAGCGTTTCAGTACAAATATCGATGGCAAAGGGGCTTCTGTCAGTGCCCTCGCCAAGGTGCTGTTCGAAGATGCCTTTTGGCAGGGCACCACATTCATCTGTGTCGATGCTCCGCTGGGCGGTGGCGACCCATACGCTTATTGGCTGAGCGCGGATGACATCGTGGGCTACAGAATGGATGAAGACCTACGGCTATCGGAGATCCGGATCAGAGAAACAGCAACGGTCGATGACGGTGAGTGGGGAGAGAAATCGATCGAGCGTGTGCGGGCTTTCAGGAAGAGGGATGGCCGTGTGATGTGGTCTCTTTGGGAACGTGGGGAAGGCGGTGATGACATTATGATCGAGCCTTGGCAAGCATTCGGGCTCGATGAAATTCCTGTTGCTCCCGTGCACTCCAATCCCGCTGAGACTCGGGGCACGCTGTTCTGCCCGCCACCACTGATGGATTTGTGCTTTATGAACATCGCACACTGGCAGCAGTACAGTGACATGCGACACATCATCCACGTTGCCTCCGTACCGATCTTGTTCGGCAAGGGGATACCGGAAGAGTGCGAGCTGGTGATCGGCATCGACCAAGCTGTTGTTGGTAGCGAAAATTCAGATCTAAAGTACGTTGAGCACACCGGTAGCGCCATTAGCACAGGCCGGCAGGCTCTTGTAGACCTCGAAAACAACATGGCCAGCTTTGGCATCGAGATGCTGCAGAACACAGGGGCTGTGGAGACTGCGACGGGCCGTGCCCTAAAGGCTGGCGAGAATAATAACCAGGTTGCTTCCATGGCCGCTGGCCTGGAGTCTGCTCTGGAAAAGGTTTACGGCTGGATGGCCCGGTTCTCTCGCGTATCCAATCCTGATTTTGTGGTCGACGTGCACAAGGATTACGGCATCAACGCTTCTGTCGAGCAGCTCACAGCACTGGCCACGGCTCGCGCTAACGGTGACCTCAGCCAGCATGATTACATCACTGAGCTCAAGCGCAGGGGGGTCTTGCGTCATGACTTCGACCTTCAAGACAACTCCGACAGGCTGGCAACTGAGTACGTCGCTGCCTAATGGTTTGATGTCAAAGTCCGCGTGCCTGAGCTGCTGATGGTAAGGGCTTTGAACGGAAAGCCCCGCAGTGCGGGGACTCTGGGGCTGCGGGGTTTACAAGCCTAGATCCATGCTGAAGAAGAAGTCCCTGGTTGTGTCTGATGCTCCATTCATGCCGTTTCTGATGTCAGAGATCAAACTATCAAGGAGCTCGTCCAAGAATCCTGGCGGGAATACCCAATGCACTTTCCCACCGATCATGTACTGCCTATTTTGCTTTATGGCACATCTCGCTGCCTTTGCAATGTTTTTTACAGCATGTAGATTTGATGATCTGATCGGCTTCCACCTGCCAGAGTTTCGGAACTCATATTGAGATTCTTTATTTCCGTTAAGCTGCCAGTCATTTCTAAGGTCGATCAGGTATTCATACTTCTTGCTAACCTCCGATATCCTAGCTGACGTCGCTTCGGGGCCCAATGTTTTTAGGTGTTCTTTATACGCATGAATGATGTCCACCACATGGTTCCTTATTGTTATTTTTCTACTGTGATTAATTATCTTCTTTTAGCAATTGGTGTTGCAATACCCAACCCCGGATATACCTGAAAGCAATTTGGTGTCAAATAAGACGGGCACAAAAAAGCCCCAAGGGAGGGGCTTCTGGGCTTTCAGGTTATGCGGCTTGATCTTCTTCTTCTTTCAACCTGGCCTGAATAACCTCGATTATCTTTGCTCGCGTAGAGCGATGTGGCACACGCACAAATGCGATCGAAGTTCTGTATTCTTCGAAATCTTTCCTGACGTCGTAGCAATCAAGGATTTTGCCATTTAACATGATTTCTTGATCTGGCAGGACGGTGATATCGCTTCCTATTTTAAATTCTCTGCGTAGCATGATGTATCTCTCTCTTGTTATGTAGATCTCTTCTCTACATTTCTATTATCTGATTGAGCAAGCTACCGAGCAACAGGTTTTGATATAAAAGAACTGGTTTTAACTATGAGCCGACGACTGGTAAAAATATTGCCAACTTGTCAATTTAAAGGAAAAAGTATTAACCGGACAGGTTGATTCAGTGGTTTTTAACTTTAGAATTAGCTTCTCTAATTTAAAATCTTGAGCGTCCGCAGTGGAATAGTGCCCAAGATTTCACGCAGCACACGCTTTTATAGCCCCAGATCCCCAGAAAACCTATCATCCGCATACCGCTGCAGGTGCTCTTTATCAGGATTCCCCCGGTATGACTCGAACAGCACTTCAGCAGCCAGATCTCTGATCACGCCTGGTACATCAGCGCTCAAAACCCCAGATAGCCCGTTAGTCCTGGCATACACCTTCAACACGCCGCCCGGAATCTCGAAAAAGCACGCATCATTTTGGATGAAGTAAAAGCTGCCAAGTCCAGCATAGTAATCGTCCGTGTCACTGCCGTACTGAGCACTCTCAACCCGCAGACCCTTGCTTTCCAAAGCATCCACAACCATATCCCCTCCAGCCTCGCCAACGATATGGTAGAACGACTGCGCTATTCGGTGATTTGAAAACAAAACGCCACGGTAATCGGAGTTCCGTAAGCGCTCCATAAACCCCACCTACCATTGGCGAGGCCTTACGATCAGGATGCAGAGGCCGTTGCGCAGTTCCAAGGCAAGAGCGCTTCGTAGTCTTTGACGCTGCTTACGGTCGGGAGGCGCTCAAGGATGTGGCGTAGCCAGGCGTAGGGTTCTTGCCCGTTGGCCTTGGCGGTTTCGATCAGGCTGTAGATCTGCGCGCTGGCGGTAGCGCCTTTGGGCGTGTCGCTGAATAGCCAGTTCTTACGACCGATGACGAACGGGCGGATGGCGTTCTCGGCGCGGTTGTTGTCGATCGGCAGGTGCCCACCCTCGACGTAGCGTACGAGCCGGCTCCAGTTGCTGGCCAGGTAGTTCACGGCCTTGCCTAAAGCAGTTTGCCCAGCGACTTGCGGTTGGGTTTTGTCCAGCCAGGTCTTGAGCTGGGTGAGGATCGGCTGGCTGCGTTGCTGGCGCGCATCGAAACGCTCGGGGTCGCTGAGGGGCTTGGCGTCGCGCTCGATGCCGTAGAGCTTGTTGATCAGGTTCAGCGCCATGTCGGCACGTCCGGTCTTACCCTTGGGCTGCATTTTCTGTGCTTCGACAAATTTGCGCCGCGCATGCGCCCAGCAGGCCAAGCGCTCGATGCCATCTTGCGTAGCCACGGCGTTGTAGCCGGCGTAGTCGTCGGTCATCAGGTAGCCCCGATAGCTGTCGAGCAGGCGCAACGGTACTTCCTGCGCGCGGCTGGTCGAGTAGTCGAAAAGGATCACGGGCTTGTCAGGCGGGCCACCGGTTTGCACCCACATCCAGGATTGCGCGGTGGGATCGCGTCCGGGTTCGTGCAGCACCTGCAAGCGGGTTTCGTCGCAGTGCAGCACTGGGTACTCAAACAGCGTATCGCGCATCAGGCTGAGCAAAGGTTGCAGCTGTTCACCGCATTGGATCACCCAGCGCGCCAGCGTCTGGCGAGGGATGTCGACGCCATGGCGGCTGAGCATCTTCTCGAAGCGGTACAGCGGGATGCCGTCGGCGTATTTGGTGGTCAGCAGCATGGCCAGCACGCTGGGGCTGGCCAGGCTTTTTTCGATCAGCTGGGCCGGCTTGTCGGCGGTGACCGGTGCGGTTTCGCAGGCCTTGCAGGCGTAGGTCTTGCGGATATGGCGGATCACCCGCACCTGCATCGGGATGATCTCCAGCTGTTCGCTGGTCTCGATGCCGATGGCCTGCTTGCGGCAGCCGCACGCGCAGGTCAGTTCGTGTTCAGGCAATTCATGGATGACTTCGACGCGGGGCAGGTTGGCCGGCAGCGGCTTGCGCTTGCCGCGGCGTTTGACGGGAGCAACGACTTCTTCGATCTCTTCGGCAGGCGCTTCGGGTGCAGAGTCGAGCAGCGTCTCCGCCTCGTTGAGCAGCGACAGCTGCGGCGAGTCGGCGTCTTCTGGGCTGCGCTCGGACTTGGGGGAGAACAGTTTGTGGCGCAGCAGGGTGTTCTCTTCCTGCAACTGCAGGACAAGAGCCTTGAGAAGAATCGGATCGTCGGGAAGAGCGTCAGCGCCAAATTTCATGGCGCTGGATTATACCGGCTCAGGCCACGTAACGCGGCGTCAGGACTTGATGTGGACGGTTGCGCCACAGGTCGATGCCATCGAGCAGCCAGTTCAACTCGTCGACCGTCAGCTCGATGGCTTCATCACCGGCATCGGGCTTGGTCTTGAAACGCTCGGCCTCCAGGCGCTTGAGCCAGAGGCAGAAGCCGTTGCGCTCCCAGTAGAGGATCTTCACCTGGCTGCGAGTGCGGTTGAGAAACACGAACAGCACCGGGTTGAAGATTTCCACTTTGATGTCCAGCTCGACCAAGGCGGCCAGGCCATTGATGGATTTACGGAAGTCGACGGGCTTGGGATAGAGGTAAACCTTCTGCACCTTGGCATCGGGACGCATCATGGCAGCCGCTCCTGAAAGAAATCAGGAGCACAGCATCGTCCAGTTCATCGGTCGGTTTGAAGATGGGTTTTATGGAGCGCTTACGGAGTTCCAGAGCTTGTGGGCTTGAGCGATGGCGGTTTCGGGCGTTACAGTTTTCCTGTTTTTGGATAGCAGCACGACTTGGTAGCCCAGCTGCGTGTGGAAAAAGAGGTTGGTATCATCTCTTTCGGCTGTAGACCTGTCTCGCACTTGCAGGTAATCGTTTACTACATAAATTTCTGTCGTCATGGTCTATAGCCCTAGATCGCCCGCAAGTTGCAGATCCGTCACCCAAGCCACTTCGTAGCCGTGAGGGCCTTGATAAATCATGTCGATGTTGCAGCCGAGATTGTCAGGTTTTTGCTCAATGCGCAGCTTGATCTCGGCTGTGATATCGATAATCCTTGTTTGCATACAAGAGTCCTTCTTAGCCAATCTTTTAGAGCCCAAGATCGCCTGAAAATGACCGATCTACATATTGTTCGAGATGATTTTTGCCAGGATCTTCTGCATATATTTGACGCAGATTGCCAAGACTAAATTCGTTAAGCCAGCCAATCACACCACAGTCTGGTTCGATCTTGCAATCTTCAGCACTGTCAACAGACAATGTGTATTTAACTCTACTGCCGTGGACATCTATTTCAAAACAGAATTCCTCTTCCGACAGCTTAAATATCCTCAACGACTTATCACTTATGAGCGCTTGTTCCTCATAGATTTCGCCCCACAAAACATATCCACGACTGGCTGCGAAATCCGACAGCTTGCAAAGCATTTCCTCTGTGCCTTGTGCCCCAGCTTCCTCAAACAGTACATACAAAGCTTCTGCGCACTCTACTGTACACTGTTGATCAAGACTCAAACCGTCGTGAAACTGCTTCGTCTCGTCAACTGCATTTTTGGCGCTAGTGCAATCAACATCAAATAGAGGCAGCAGGCCAAAATCGAAACTATGTACGAGCTGAAATTCCTGCACACCATCATGCCCCGCAACCTCCAGGATCTTCATGCCGTTATCGCTCCAAGTGTCATGCAGTTTCATGGCCGCTCCTTACTTTGTAACCAGCAAACACTGTAGCTACAGCAACCCCAGCAGCCCCAAAAATATAGGGGAACGTGGTTTTGAGTTCAAATGACCAGGCAGGCAGGAGGTATGTGCTAGCGATAAGGGCGATAAGGGTGAACAGGGCTTGTACGCTCATGTGTGCCAAGTAGGTGCGGAAGAACGTGGATTTGTGAATATTGTCTGTGTTTGCACTATGTTCGACATAAGTCATCGACGCCGCCAGGATTAATAGGACAGTTTGGGCTAGCAGGGCTTGGTTTAGTATTGCAAACATAGTTGTTCCTCCATACTTCAATTTTCACACTGAGCTACTTGCGGATCAATATTTATTTGCTGTATACCAAAAACTATTTTGTTGTCTAGTAGACCCTGTTGTAGCTCACTTCTAAAATAAACATATAACAATAAGATGAGGTCATGTATGGACGTGCCAGTAGATTTTTACTCCGGAGTATGCGAAGCGGCTGAAGTGAGGACGGTTGAAGCGAGAGGTGATGGGCAGATAATTGTGTTAGATAAGACAGGGCGTATCGTTAAGTACCTTGATCCGTCAACTACAACGATATGGGTAACAGCAAGGCATGAGGACGGTGCTGAGGGTAGATGATTGGTTAAGAGATACTCTTGCAAACAAAAAGCCCCCAGCGGGGGCTTGTATTTAGCTAGCAATGCCTAGCCGATCCCAAGATTCTTTTAGTCTTTCCCTGATGACTTCAAAGCCCGAACCCTGAGGCACTTCAAATCTCCAGAGGCTTTTGCTGCGCTTACCAAAATTCTTCCTCAGCTCGTACACGTCCAAAAGCGCGTCGTCATTTCCATACAATTCTTGGATAAAATGCACTTCAAGTCCGCTGTTAAGCACCACTGGCTGTCTGCTCATGATCTTCTCTCTTCTTATTATTGATCTATATCTAAAGATACTGTATGCACATACAGTAATGCAATACTCCAACCTAAATTTACCCATGCCGTACAACATCATCGCGCTCAACTAATTGACAAGCTTAACAGCCGCTGTATATTTCATAGCACTTAATCAAAGGCAGGAACGACGCACATGTCAAAAGCAGCAGAATACAGAGCCCTCGAAAAGCAAATCGCTGAGCAACTCGAAGCCTTGGAAGCCCTGAAAGGCAGCGCAGATCTGCAAAAAGAGCTTGAATTTGAAGACAAACTTCGCAAGCTAATGGAAAAGTACGGCATGTCGCTTCGTAGCATTATCGACATTCTAGATCCGCAAGCCGGACGCGGGCGTGCACAAGCTCAAGGGCAGTCGAGTGGTGGTCAGCGTAAAGAGCGTGCAGTTAAGCGTTACTTTAACCCGCATACTGAGGAAGTCGTGGAAACAAAGGGCGGCAATCACAAAACTCTGAAAGCGTGGAAAGCAGAGTACGGCGCTTCTGAGGTCGAGTCCTGGCTGCAGGCCTAATTATCTGTGCAGCCCCGGCGCCTCCGGGGCTTTGGGACTGTCATGAAAGGAATTCGTAAGATACAAACTGAGTTCGAAAGCGCCTGTGACCAGCTGTTGATCAAGCGTATGGAAATGGTTGACCTAACCGATAGGGCTGAAAACGCCTTTAAAAGGCTTCAACAGAGCTTGGATCATGAGGTTTTTGGTCGGCTCTATTTTCATAGGCATTTCGATGACTATAGGAACTACCCAGTTTATGAGAGCCGTGTACAGGGCGGTTTCCAAATTCACTCCGGAGTACGTCATCTTGGGATCGTATCCTTTACTGAAGATGGCAAGCGAAACCTAAAATCTCATTGGGAGCGAGGAGCTACGATTTCATTTTCTCAGTCTCCTAGCGGGGAAGTAATGGTTCTGCTTTATCCATATAAATCCAAATTATCAAGTGTTAAGGAAGAGTTTATAGCAATAGGTCTATACTCGCGGCCATCTAAAGTCACAGTGGCAAGGCTCGAAGGTCTATTTAGGCGTTTTTTGAAATATTCGATGTACACAAGCGCCCATTATCCCATGTCTCTCAAAAGCTACTACTACCGTCTATGGCTGACGTATCTGGATGCTCGCAACAAAAAAGCTCCCGTGCTTGTGAAAAATACAGAGCGAATCCTGCTATTTGTCGCAACAGTCGGAGCATTTTGGATTTCTCTGAAATAATTGTTGCTGCTCCATTTGCTCCGTCTGCATATTGGAATTGTGGGAACACAACAACAATAAGAGAGGCAGGACATGGACATTTCAAAAATATTTGCAGACGCTAAGACTGAAATTCAAAGAACCTCCGGCACTTATAAGCTCTTTCAGATTGAGCCCCAAGTCGAAGACTTTTGCGTAGACGAGTCCTTTCGGCTGGCTCAGCAAGACACACGCACCCCAGCCCCTCGCGCAGACCTCAACAAGCTGCCAAGGTGGCAGCAGCAGTGCGCAGCGGTATGTATGGCTGAGTTCCACGCCTGCCTAACCCGCTTACGCCTCGAACGACTAGCAGCCCAGTAAAGCCGCCAGCCCCAACGCTCAGGGGCTTCTTGACATTGCCCTCCCACATTGCCAAAGTGTCAATAAATGCCATAATTAGTCTCATGGGTGGGTATGCTGTACTTTATCTCACCTCGCGAGCGCCGCCTGGCTAGGTTTTTGAAGCCAAAAGCGTGGTTGTGGCATCAGGCTTTGCGGGCTTGCAGGGGGTTGGGGATGGACGTTTTGCGACACGAATATCTTGAGTCTGTCCTCAATCAGCAATTTGAGAATTACGACTATCTGGGTATCGCGGGCGGCTTTGTTTTCGACACCGATCGCTATCGTTTGCAGCTCCAAACGCCGGACGGTGGTTTTGTCGAGCGCGAATGTTATTCACTTTTGGAAGTCGCAACTGTAATAAGTTTCAAGTTGAACTGCTGGACTGAAAATGAGGTTGGTAGTGTTCCGGACTTTGCTACCGCAGCCCTATCAGCCAAGACTCCTGCGGATTTTATCAATAAGTATCTTGAGATTAGGCGCTACAAAAGGATAGAAATATCCCGCAGGCTTTGGTTTACATGGCTTGTAAGTGATAAGGAATATGAGGGCGTCCAGGCCGAAAGAGATCACTCACTGGCGTCGCTAATACTTGAAAATTATGATGAGGCGGTAATTAGGTCGTACGAACATCACAACGATGATGACTCTTTTAAGTCGCTAGGCCTCGACCGATCTGCAACATACAAAGATATTCTTGCTGATTTGAGGCCGATAATAATGGAAAACATAAAGCTCCATCGCCCTCACGTTTACGCGCTGCACCCTTTGTGCCGGGACATCATTGAGGTTGAGAGACTCCTGAAGGGCGACACCGGCTTTTTGAGCACAAGGAAGGCTCACATGTCTTCTGCACAGCGTGATCACTTGTTTGCCGGGGATCTCGGGCTGTGATGTATCTCCAAAACATCCTGCAATTTTGTAATTATGGCGGCGTCAGCTGTGCGGGTGACAAGTTTTTTGATGGCGATCTGGAGTTCCAGGACTTTCCCAACTTTATCAGGCGTATAACTGATGTTTATGAGATGTCTGAGACTACAAGTTTTGTTGATTGGGAGTTTGAGGGTCTAGCTAACATTGTTTATACTTTTCCGCTCGGCGATCCAAGAACTACTTGTGAGACAGAGTATCTCGATAAGTTTGTGTGCGAGATACTAAAGGATGCAGGGAAAAACCATCATCTCGACAGTCTGCTTGCAAAGCTGTACTGGTATTTCCTGCACGATGACAAAGAGGCGGTGTGGCAGACGCTGGTGGCTTACTATAATAAAGCTGTAGGCAGCAATCCATGAATTGGTCGGTCATTAAGTATTTGGAATGGGTATTTCCAGCAGCCCTATATTCCCAGGAAGATCACGTCACTTTTGAAAATGTCAGGTTTGATGATCCGCGTGATCTGATTACTATTTTGTACTCAAAGTATCTGTACTTCCCTGAGTCGTATTTTGCTGAAAAGGGGTTTGGAAAAGTATGGGAAGTAGTGCAGGGGGATGCGGATGGTGAGGAGTTTGAGGAGCTGCTGAGTGATGTGATCGCAGGGATTGCCTTTGAAGTAGGCTTTATGCAGCGCTTTACACGCATTGTAGTCGGCCATGATAATGCGGCACCTGAGTTTTACTGGGCTCTGTTTTTTAGTAAGAGCCTTTCATTTTGGCGTGCTGTTTATCGTTACGCGGGCACAGACTTTTCGATCATGATTAAAGGAGGGCTAAACTTGAAAAGCTTGATTGAAAGATTCCATGAGAAAAAGCGTGAAGAGTTTATTCGCAGGTTTGAAATGGTAGAACCTGAAAAAGCTGCTTATATTAGAGAATGCAAGAACGAAAAAGAAGTTGAGCTGTACTTGACTGGCGATAAGGAATTTATTAAGCAGTTCCGCGAGCGACTACATAAAGCTGGCAAGCACGATCTAGTCGATGGTTTGTTTGCTGGGGATTTGGGGCTGTAGATTGGCTAAGAAGAACTTTATTTCAGTCTTGGCAAGTCAGATAACTTGGTAGTGTAACTAGGGCTGAGATGGTTGCGTTTCATTGCCCAAGCCATATCTCCGACCAATACCCCAGAGCGTAGGGTTCCACGTCCGAACTTGGAATTGATGGTGTCCAACACATTGGATAGTTCGCTCTGAGTTGGTTTTTGAGCGAACATGTCTTGGCTCAAGTCGCTGGGTTGACAGATCTCACTCAAGGCTATCGAAGACTTTGCATACACTGCGTTGTTATCGAAGATTCTCTTAGCCAATTCAACAGCCGCGCCCTGCAACACCAGTGTGTCATCTGTATGTTGGATGAGCTTGGCCGAAGAAGTTGACCAGGTGTCTTGGAAGCTGTCGTCAGTGGCTTTTCTAACGATTAAGCCTACGTCTACGCGCCTGCAGACTGAACCTTGGGCACGCAGTTTTTCGGCAGCGCGAGCGGTGTAGCTAGCAATAGACTGCTCGATCGACTTCCAACCTTTCTGCCGAGCTCCAAATGCCCTAGAGCTGACAATCTGTTGCTTGGGAGGGGTCTGTAGCTCCAATTCAGCACAAGGCACTCCACGCAGTTCCAGCACCGTCCGCCTCAGCACAACGCCAAATTCATCCATAATTTTATGGTCGTCGCAGCAAGCCAGGTGCAAAGCCGTCTCGACCCCCATAGCTTTGAGTCGATCCGCGTATCGCCTGCCAACACCCCAAACTTCGTCAACTGGCGCCCGCCTGAGCAGCAATTCGTGTCTCTTATCGTCAAGCACGACAGCAACGCCTCCCAGGCCCTTCCAATTTTTAGCAGCCCAGTTGCTCAGCTTGGCCAGAGTTTTAGTAGCCGAAATACCAACCCCGACACGGATACCAACCCATTCCCAGACTCGGTTCCGCATCTCCTCCCCGAACCCCTGAAGCCCTGGAACCCCGGTCAGGTCGGCGAACATTTCGTCAATGCTATAGACCTCTAATTCCGGCACCATTTCCGCCAACGTCATCATCACGCGCCCGGAAAGGTCATCGTAAAGCGTGTAGTTCGAGCTAAAAACCTGCACTCCATCACTGCGCAGCTTGGTCTCCAGCTTGTGGTACGGATCGCCCATTTTGTACCCGAGCCTTTTGGCCTCCATGCTCATAGCAATGACACACCCATCGTTGTTACTGAGCACAACCACCGGCTTGCCGATCAGATCCGGACGCCACAAGGGATGGGACTCACAAGAGGCATAAAATTTATTGCAATCAACAAGCCCAAACACCTTTTTGGCATTTGCGCTCAAACGCCACTCCGGCTTTAAAACAGGCGCGTGCATGCGATGAGCACCCCGTGATAAACCCATTCCTCACCATCCAGCGGGCGTAACGATGGGTATGCACTGTTGCCAGCGAGCAGGACAGGGCCCTGAGCGTCCTCCGAGAGCATCTTGAGTGTGTTTTGGCCGTCGATGCTAATCACCACGATCTTTCCTGGCCTTGCTGTATCACGGCGGCTGATGACGGCTACATCACCAGGCTGGATGCCGTAATCGATCATCGAATCACCTTCCACAAGGCACAGATAGCAGTACCTAGGGTCGAGTTTGACGATGTCGTTGAGCGTCAACCGATCCTCCACGTAATCGAGAGCAGGGCTTGGGAAGCCCGCTCTGAGCTTGCAGAGCTGTAGGGGGAGCGGGATTTGGCTGAGCGAAAGGTCGGGAAGGGTCGTAAGCATGGCAGCAAATTCTGGATACTGTATATGCGTACAGTCTCGCCAAACCAGCTACTAGGTCAAGCCAAATCCGCTAAGAGGAGTCGCCCATTTCGCGTAGCGGCTACCTAAACAAATATTTGCCATAATATTGATTTTTGTAGTGCTCCATGGCCATAATCGAAGCATAAAAACAATAATAAAGAGTGCTCGAAATGACCGTTGCTTATGCTGTGCCAGTGACCGTTTGCGATAAATCTACCCTCGACATTTGCATCATTTATTTAGTCGGCGGGTTTGACGAGGAAAAGAATTTCTACCCTGGACGCCCAGAATTCCGACAAAACCTCACAGAGACGCTAAGCATGTGGGGATATTGGGCAGACCAGGGTCATGCAGGGTGCCGGCAGATCTTTAAATGCATCGCGATGTACATGTTGACAGCGGGAAATATGAAGTACAGAGGGCGCAACTACAGTTTCTGCGTCGACGAGTTTGATAACAAAACACTAGAGCTCCTGGTAGAGGAGATGCTAGCTCAAGTCAATGAATGGTGATATATGCACGACACGTCCGGCAAACTGGTGCTACAGCACTTTAAATCTGGGAACCTCACCGAGCTGCGATCCATCAGGCATCACTTGGACAAACAGGAGCTCCACGCCGATACAGCTCAGCTCTTGGCTGACATCGCTGATCATCTGCACGCTCAAGGCTTTGATGGCAAAACAAACGAGCTGTCAGCAGAGTATCGAGAGCTGTTGATCGAGCTTGCGAGCATCATTGGGCCACTGCATGTGCTCATGGGGACTCAGCGGGGTTGTCGGATTTCTGGGGATTATGAGCTAGTTAGGTGCTTGCTTAATCAGGTGATGGATCATCAGGATGACTTGATAGTTGAGCTTATACCATCAGCTATGGCCAGTTCGCAGTTTGCAGTTGGCATGCTGCTCGTGCGGTTTTACCTTCGTTTGTTGCCGAATGGGAGGAAGCCTGCGAGAAAGCTATCGGCGATGGAGTTGTACCAGGCGTTCGAGGCTTTGAATGAGGTTGTACATTTCCAAAGTCAGGGCCAGGAAGAGCTTGTGGCTCATGAGCTTATGCAGCTTTTTGTAAAGACAGGCTATGTGCACAACATCATGTATAGAGCACAGACTAAGCGACTTACACTAATCTCGGACTTTTATGATGGGTTGAGAACATTGCCTCCGGCACAGCAGGAACTCATTTGCCAGTTCCATATTCGAAGAAAAGCCTAAAATAAATTTGCATTTACTCCCCCTTTGTGTTTTGCCGTTGTTATAATGGGACATAACAATAAGAAAACACGTCCTTGGGGGACTTAATGTTTCAGCGACTAAAGCTCGTAAGCCTCATTCGTTTCGGTGAAGAAGAAGTTCCACCTTTGGACTTCAACACTCTTGCTGAGAACCCTGCGTTTCTCGACTTCCTCAAATCTCACGTCGAAAAGGAAGTAGCTCCGCTCAAGAACAAAAACGCTGAGCTTTTAAACGAAAAGAAAACTCTAGCCGAGCGCATGAAAGCTTTTGAGTCAGGCATCCAAGAAAAGGATGACCTCGAAGCCCTAAAGGCTGGCAAGCTCGACCTCCAATCTTTGCTCGACAAGCGCATCAACGCAAACAGCTCTACATGGCAGGAAAAACTGGCAGCAGAGCAAGCTGAAAAAGAAGATCTGCGAAAGGCTGTTGATGGCGAAAGACTTAAGCTCAAGCAGTTTCAGATCAAGCAATCAATTGGCCAAGTGGCGCTCAAAAATGAGTTCTTTCACCCCTCGGCTCTTGATGATCTGATGTCCGTTGCAGGCAACACTTGGCAGCTCAATGACGCCGGAGAGCTCGTAGCACGCGACTCAAGCGGGAACATTGCCATTGGTAAGAACGGCAGGCCCCTGACCCCGGATGAGTGGATCTCTGGGCTCACCGCAACGAAACCGCACTACTTCAAGCAAATGCCAGGCTCTGGATCGCGCGGCGTCAATGGCGCAGGCAAGACAGTGAGTACAGCTGAGTGGCAACGTACTCTGCTAACTGCTAGCCCGGACGAAAAGAAAGCCTTGCTCGCAAAAAGAGCATCAGGCGAGATCGTGATTAACTGATTCAATTCGGGGCTTTCGGGCCCCTCCGGTTGTGCCGGAAACATCTAGCCTCGTGGGCTGATGCCGCGTCAAACCTCCATATCCATCACCAATAAAAACAAAAAGAACAGGTGAAAAAATGACTGCAATGCTCCCGCTCCTGGCCCTCGTGCGCCACGGCAATGACACCGAAGCCCTGATGACTGAGGTTATTCTGCCTCTCGCCGTCGACCGTTTGTTTGGTCAGCTGACCATGCCGAACCTAGTCAGCATCAACACCGCAGACGAGTCGAAAAACCACGGTGACACGATCCGAATCGCTAAGCCGATCGAGTTCTCTGACGCCGACGATCATCCGACCGACTCTGCTGGCTCGCAATCGGAAGACATCACTGCCGGCAAAATCGACGTGAAACTGGATCGCCATCTGTACAAGCAGTTTGCGATGAAAGACGCCGAGTTCCTGTCTCACGCAAACTCCCTGACCCTTCCATCTGCTGCGGAAGCTGCTGTTGATGCCTTGGCGCGCACCATCAACAAAAACCTGTTTAATCTGTACAAGGACATTCCGTACATTTCGGGCAACCCTGCTTCGACCGCTGGCCGTGACAAGTCGGATTTGATCGCTGCGCGTAAGGAAATGCAGAACCGCAAAATCCTCAACGGTCGCAGCATCGTCCTGACCTCGGACACCGAAGCTGATCTGCTCCTGGAGTTCTCAAAGATCAACGAGAGCGGCGATGCCAGTGTTGTCAGCCAGGGACTGATCGGTCGCAAATACGGTTTTGATCTGTACTCGGACGTTCAGGCTCCGTACCACGTTGCTGGCACCGCTTCGGCCAACGCCGGGATCACCATGGCAGCTCCGGCCTCCGTGGGCGCAACAGTACTGACCCTGGACGGCGTTGGTGCCGCTACGTTTGTCAAAGGCGATGTCCTGACTGTTGCTGGTAGCCACCAGACTTTTGTAGTCACCGCTGACACCTCTGGCGCTGCAGTACCGGTATACCCAGCAGTCCTGGAAGGCATTGCCGCTGGTTCCGCCGTAACCGTCCTTGGCGATCACCCGATCGACCTGGCCTTTACCAAATCCGCGTTCCTCATCGCGTTCCGCAACCTTGAAGTGCCTGAAGACGCGGCTGGCGTGAACATCGCACAGATGTCTGATCCGCGCACCGGTATCTCGCTCCGCATGCTCCGTTGGTACGAGCCGCGCACCGAGTCCACTCAGTGGAAGTTCGAGACCCTGTGCGGCCTAAAAACCGTGAGTCCGGAACGCGCCCTGCGCCTCGGCGGACACTAAGAGACTGGGCCCTCCGGGGCCCTTTTTCTACGCCAACGAATATTTGCCATAATATGTTCCACGTGGAACGCATAAAGGCTTTGAGAACAAAAATATGAAGCGCGAATTAGCCACATATTGCCTGCAGCTGGGTGATCACCAGGTCTTTGTCGACGCTGGTAGCCGTGCTGAGGCGCATTGGGTGGGGCTGGGGTATGCGGCGCCTGGCTCTTCGATTCCTTCTCCTGATCAACCTCCTGCCGTGGCTTTGGCTGTTGAAGTGGTTGATACGAGTGAGGTGAAGCCGAAGCGCCGTGGTCGTAAGCCTGCTGTAGCCGCTGACGCTGGGGTGACTGGTGATGAGTAGACGACCTGGCCTGTTTACTGCGCAGACGCGTGAGAGAGAGCCGCTGCCGATCGTTGCGCCTGCGGAGCTGCTTGGAGTCCAGGAACTGACGGGCGTAGAGGTTTTGGTGACCCTGCCTTGTGAATCCGAGGCTGCTTACCTGTTCTGCAAGTCGATCATCCATGTATCCGCTGGCAGTACCGTTACTGATCAGTCAGCGCCTATTGATGCTCGCGGTGGTTCCTTTATCGCCGTGGATCGTGGTTCTGTCCTGCAGGTACGCCTGATGGATGGGGAAGAGCCGGCGCGCTGCTGGGTGCATGCAGTCAAATGATCAAAAACGTCGGCCCTGCAGCGCTATTCGGCCTGCGCTTGGCGCCGAAGCAAGCACACCTATTTGAATCAATTCCTGTCGATGCCGTCCTGTTTGAAATGACTCCAGGGTCGTTCACTGGCGAGCATACTGACGAACTTGAGTTACTGAGTTATGAGTTCCAAGAAGACAATTTCTGATCTGCCCAGCTGGGGCGGTGACCCCTCGATGCGGATGCACGTGCACAAGCCAGGAAGCTCACAGGCACTGACCCTGAGTGAGTTCGCTGGCCTGATCACGACTGGCGAGGGCCTGCAAGTTGGGGATATCGTTTTGCGGCCAAACTGGTCGTACCCGGATGCTTTGGAGTGTGATGGAAAGCTAAGGCCCACGGCTGATTTCCCTGTGTTGGCAGGCAAGCTTAATATCGGGGCTTTTGGTACCACTCCGATCTCCATAAACGCCAATAGCGGGACTCGGTTCGGCTCGACTCTTACCTACAACATTAAGCAGTTGGGGCGGGTTAAAGTCGCAAGTGAATCTGGCTACATGCGTATTTACGTCGACAACGTGCTGAGCTCCTCAATCAGCTATTACAGCACTATCAACACATCTGTATTTAAAACCGAACGCGGCATTTACTTTAAAGAGCGCAAGTCCACAGGGTCGGAGTCGGTATATTTTGTCGATCATCAGGGATTAGCAACTGCCATTTGGACTGCAAGCGGTCTGGTTGATGTTTTGGGTGCGATCTCGATCAGTCCAGTCGTCGATGTTGTATTTGTTAAAACATCGACAGGGGTTTTATTGATTAAGTACGACACAACGTCAGTAAATCAGGGCGTCTCGATCGGAGCATTGGACGCGCAGGGAAATACGGCTGCTTGGGCTGTGCAGGCCGAAAACGGAAATACCTATTTTGTGGGGACGATTGACGGAGTCCGGGGACTGCACAAACTGACGCTTAGTGCCAACTCTGTAGTTTCTGAGCTTGTTGTAGAGGGTGCGCTTGTGCGATTGGTTGGCGGAAAATCTAACTATTTGTTTTTCGGTAGTGGGAATCTTGAGTACAGATTAAACGCTGAGGACGACACGTTTGTTAGCATAGTTTTTCCCTCCGGCTTTTACACTGGGGTTGCGCACGGTTCAAGCTTTGTTGTTTTAAACGGCAGTCGTCCTGCTATGAGTTTTGATGGCGGAGCTACATGGGAAAATGTTCCAGAGATGTCGAGCTATCGCGGTGTTGACTACGACCACACTGCTGGTGAGCTAGTGATATGCGGCGGCGCTGGAACAGCAGGGTCAGTAAACGGGCAATCAGGCGCAATACAAAACAACGCCATGAATTTTCCGAGCGACATCGTCTTCCGCACTCCTAAAATCAACAGCGGGGTCGCTGGCTTAAAGGCGTACATTAAGACATGAGAATCTCATACAACGAGAGCACTGGATACGTAACCGCGCTCACTACATCTGGCCTGGCCAACCTCCCAAGCCTTGAAATCCCAGACCTCCAAGACTACCTGGAACAGCTCAACCTGGGCCTTGTCCCGCGTGTCGTAGCCGGCGAGCTGGTTTGGGAACAAGACAGAGCGGCAGCTTGGGAGATGATCAGAGCCCGCCGCGATGAGCTGCTAATCGACGCTGACTATGCTCTAAACATTGTCTATGACGAGGCTCGGATCACCCAAACGACAGCAGATCCAGCGCGCTTGAGGGCTATTGCAGAATACCGCCAAGCCCTTCGAGACATTACGCTTGCAGCAGATCCAGCATTGGTTATTTGGCCGCAAAAGCCCTGGTAAATAAACTTTATGCATGTACTCGCCACATTGCAAAAGTAACGCATGTTATAATAAGTCATTGGCCATAGAGCCCTTCTGACAATAACAATAATAAGAAGAACAATAATGTCAGCAACCCCTCCGGCGCCCACTAACGCCAGCAGCCTCGTTATTTCCCTATACGCAGTCATACCACTACTGTCGCTAGTAGTAAGTGGCGTTTGGGCTTATTCGGGTTTAGACAAGAAGATTGAGCTACTTGATCAGCGTGTTGATATTGTTTCAGCTCAGATTCAGTCGTATCAAATTGAAAGAAAAGAAAGCACGATCCGCATTGAGGAAAAGCTCGATAGAATCAGCTCGCGCATCGATGCCTTGATTGTAAAAGGGGTGTCCAAATGATCGCGATGATAAGTGCTTTTTTCGGGTTTTTGGGGCCGTTTGTTCCCAAAGTCTTTGATCTATTTCAAGCCAAGCAAGACCACAAGCAAGAAATGGAATTAATGAAACTGCGAATGGAATCTGCTGCTTCTGAGCATATGTGGCGGTTGGAAGAAATTAATGCTCGCGCTGATATAGAGGAAGCGATCGCAGTACATCGTCCGGAAGAGAGTTACGCGGACAAGCTAATTACGTCGGTCGGTGGTGGGAGTTTGCCTGGGTGGGTAAAGGCGTACGTGGCGCTGGTGGGAGTGCATGTCGACTTTGTTATCCGGATGTGCCGACCGCTGATTACCTATGCCTTGGTCGTGTTTTACATGGGCTACAAGGTTGCCGTTTTTCATGCGTTGGAGGCTGCTGGGCTTACGGGGTTCGAGGCGTTAAAGGGCAGTTGGACTGAATTTGATGAGGCCATGCTCGCTGCCGTCATCAGCTTTTGGTTCGGTGGTCGAGTACTCCAGCGTCATCTGCAGGCCAAGTAAATGACTAGGTCTGTGCTAGAGCAAGCGATTGAGATCGCGGCCAAGCTGGTCAGTCGTCCGGAGTTCGACGGGTTGCATGACCCGGATCGCCGTACACCGGAGATCGAGCCTTACCACGATCCTGTTGGCCTTCCAACAATTGGGTATGGGCACTTGCTGTCGCGCAAAGCTTGGGCTCCGCTGAGTCAGTTTCCAGCTATCAGTATGGAGCGTGCGGAAGCGTTGCTTAGGGCTGATCTGATGAAGGCTGCAAATGCGGTTTTGAGGCTAGTAAAGATCAAGCTCAATGCCAATCAGCTGGCTGCGCTGATCGACTTTGTTTACAACTGTGGCGCCGGGAATTTCGAGGTTTCGACGCTTAGGCGAGTGATTAACCGGGGTGATTTTGGGGCTGTGCCTGGGCAGCTCATGAGGTGGGTCTACGCCAAGGGTGTGAAGCTTCCGGGGCTTGTAAAGAGACGCCGGGCTGAAGCTGAGCTCTGGGTAGCCTGATGGCAAAGCTCACTGCAAAGAAGGCGATCGGCAGGCAGATCCAGTTGCGGGGGCAGTACACCCGAATTGCCCGTGGGGCTGTAGCACAGTTGCAGCAACTGAAGACTCAGGTAGCCGAAGAGCTACAGGCGGACGTAAAGCGCGGTGCGATCCTGAGTGTGTACAAGCTAAGGAGAAAGCTCGACAAGATCGATCGAGCAATCAGCGATCAGTACAGCGCAATGGAGCGCGATCTCGTCGACGAGCTTGAGCAGCTGTACAAAGCTGAGGCCGATTGGGTGGGGGATGCGCTTGAGGTTGATCTGGGTGGTGCGCAGACGTCCGAGGACTTCATCCGGTCTTTTATTGAAAGTGATCCCTTTGATGGCAAATTGCTCCGGGAGTGGGTCAGCGAGCAGAGCTTGGCCACGCAGAATGCTGTTAAGAGGGCGGTGCGGTTAGGAGTGGTTAACGGGCTGCCTGTGAGCAAAATCGTTGATGCTGTGGTGTCAGATCCGGTCAATCCGTTTAATGCCTCGCGTAGAAATATCGAGATATTGGTGCGGACGGCTGCGGCTCATGTGACAGCCAATGCAGATCTGCTGGGGTTTCAGGAGGCCGGCGTCGAGATGTACCAACTCAGTGCGATCTTGGACACGCGAACAACACTGACTTGTGCATCCCAGAACGGAAAGAAATTCAAGGTCAGCGACCCGAAAAAGAAAGTGCCTCCGTTCCATCCAGGATGCCGTACCACAATGATCGCGATTTTTGACGACGATGATCCAGTGCCTGACAGTTTCGACGAGCATCTGAAATCGCTTGATGAAGACGATCAGATAAAGATTTTAGGTGCGACTAGACACAGGATGTGGAAAAAGGGGATGCCACTGGACGGATTCGTTGATCAAGACTCGACTCACGTAATCCCACTGAGTCAGTTGCAAGGTTTATCACTTTCCTAAAAAGCGTTTCTCTTAACCAAAGATTTTTGGCTTTCCACCCGCAACGGTATCTTTCTCTTTTAAAAAGGAAATGACCGTTGAGGGTAAAGATCCTGGAGGGGAGACATAACAATAAGAAGATTGGTTAAGAAAAACTATGTACTCAACCTACGAGCAATACACCCAAGAATTCAAAAACGATCAGATCCCTAATGATGACGGTGAAGCCAGAATCATCAGGGCAATCGAGAAGGCATCGCGGCTGGCTGACAGCTACATCAGAGCCGGTGGCCTCAGCTCACCACTGATTGACCAGGAAGCGATCGAAGACATTAAAGGCCACGTGTTGGACATCTCTCGATACTACTTGTGGAATGAAAACCCAACAGATGAGCAGAGGAGGCGTTTTGAAGACGCTGTCCGTTGGCTGGAGGGCCTTGCTAGTGGCCGCAACCGCCTTCGTACGTCGACCCAGGAGTCCCGTAAGTCCGGATTCCACAACGTGCGTCTCATTCGCTCATGATCACAAGCGGAAGCCAGCCAATAACGCTCCAGGTCGACACCAGGGGCCTCGAAGAGCTCGTCCGCCGTGTACGCCAGCTCGGCCCGAACAACCCCCACGTCCGTAAAGGCCTCAACACAATTGGGGTCAGGTGGGTCGCAAAGATCAAACAATGCTTTCAACGCGGAGTAGACCCCTATGGCAACCGCTGGGCCCCAATCACTCACAGGCAGGGCCAGCCCCTACTTGACACAGGCCGGCTGCGGAATAGCGTCAAACATAACGTGCGAGGAACAAACCTGGAATTAGCAAGCAACCTAATATATGCAGATAACCATCAGTATGGCATTAGCGTAAAACAAAGACGGTTTCTTCCAGACAAATCGGGACTCCCGAAAGCCTGGCTTGACGAATACCAAAAAATACTTGTCGAAAGTATCGATAAAGCCATAACCCCAACTGCTCAAGTGTTATAATTAAAACAAAAACACTTATGTCAATCACACAAACCCTTGAAGACTACAAAACCCTGATCGAATCTTTGCCATCAAAGCCGAAGGTCGACTTGTTCTCTGGCACCGTAGCCGACAAAACGCTTAAAAACATTACTCTGGATGGCGGAAGGCCGAGTGTCTTGCTTGCGTGCGGTGGTGGGCCAATAGTTAGTAAAGGGCCAAAGCTTGTATGTGACGCGGTATTTGGAGCATTTATCATCTGTCGATCCGATCAGGACACTAAGGGTGTTTCCAGGGCCGCAATGGATCTGGGTATCGAAATCTCTAACGCCCTGGCAGTGCATCGCGGCAATCCAAAAATAAACCCAAATCTTCCGCAAATAGTTTCATTTGAAGAGCTTTTGTCAGGCTTTGAATCGGCGAACAACAATCATAGTGCCTGGCAACTGGCATGGACTCACTGGATCTACTTCGGCTGATCCTAACAAAACAAAAAACACCAACAAAAATAATAATAAAGGTGAAAACAATGGCAATTGGATTCAATTCCCCAACGGACACAATCGGCTATGTAGGGAATGGTGCCGCTATCGCATCCCTAGTTTCGAAAACTACCGGAAAGCCTGTCGGAGGATTTGCTAACTTAGGCATGCTGAGCAGCGCGTCTTTTTCGATCACAAACGACAAAGTTGAGATGCAAGATACGATGTCAGGCACTATGGGCGTGGTGATGTCCAAAACGGTTAAGACGACTGTCGAAGTAACTCTTAATCTAAAATCGTTAAGCCCCGAAAACGTAGCGCGAGGCACAAGTGGCACTGTAGTCAGAGACGCTGCTGCAACCGGTAAAATCTTTACGGATCTGGCTTACAAGGGCAAATCGATAGTGCCTGATGGTGTTATTGCCTCTGTCGAGTCAATTGAGGCGGACGGCCTAGCGCTTGTTGAAGGTGAAGATTATATGGTGAGTGATGGCCATATCTACTTTCCAGAAACCACTAGCATAGAGGACGGCACGGAGGTCACTGTAACTTATTCCACGTCTGCGACTAAGCGAGTCGAAGCGCTGACTACTGGGGACGTCGAACTTTGCATTGTTTTTGACGGTCGCAACTTTGCTTACGAAAACACTCCAGTAAAAGTGACAATGTACAACGTTAGCCTTTCACCCCTATCGCAAAGACAGTTGATTGGTAGCGACTTTGGCGAGATGGAGCTCAAAGGTACTCTACAGCTCGCAAGGCATGTGACAGGCACCGGACTTTCGAGGTATTTTAAGGAAGAGCACGTTGAAATTGCCTAACAAAGCATTTTGATGGCAAACAAAAGCCGGCCCAGGTGGCCGGTTTTTTTATCGCTGCTGATCAGTGATTGTACTTGTACCAAACCTGGCTACAAGCCGCATGCCGCACGCCGTTATTGTAGCGCTCAAGCCCTTTGAAATCCCTTCGCAGCCCGGCAATCGCAAGCAGCCTAAATCCCTCAACACACCCCTGATCCGCCAGTTCATCTAACAGATTCGCCTCAATAAAGTCCGCCAACTCATCAATTTGTTTGCGCTCAAAAGCGATGTTTTCAGGCGTGCCGGGCGTGCGAATTTGAATGTATTCAGCGCTCAGCTTGTCCATAAGCTGTTTGTAGCTCATCTCTTCAAAGTTGGTGTCGTTAGGGCTCAGTGGCAAATCAGTGCGTGGATCAAACATTACGCTGCCTCCATCGCAAGATGGCAAACTTCGTTGCAGAGGCTAACGAGCTCTGACTCTGATAACGAAAAGCCTTTTTGATCCAATTCACTGGCTACTTCCTCTATAAACTGAGTCATGTCGGCTGTTGCTGAGCTGTAGGCTAGCTCAAGGGCAATGCCGCCTATTGTTTTGGATGTAGTAATCATTTTTCTGCTCTCTTATTGTTGTGTGTAGCTACAGTTTCAATATTACTGCTGAGTACCATATCGCGATAGTAGACAACGAAGAGAGTTGAGGTATGCAGCGAATATTGTTCTGCCTCGATTATTTTTGTTGTCAAACTGGTTTTGTCTCACGGGGGTCGCGGGGTTCGGTATAATAGTTAAAAGCCTTATAATAAGAATAAAAAATGGCACTCTCTGATCTCGTCATCCCGTCACGTCCCATCACAATTACACAAGCGTCTGCCGACAAGCCCGAGGTGACGATTGATGTGTTTGGTCTTAATACAGAGGATTTTGTTTACCTTGCTGACGGCTATCGCACTGCGCTTGCGGCTATCTTTTTAAGTAATGCCAAGGAGTCGTTGGCTGACCCCGATGTTTCCAAAACGGTGCTTCTGAGCTTTCCGGGTTTTGCGGCTGCTTGTGTTGCCTGCGCTTGTAAGCAGCGCGATGCTGAAGGGTATATCCAGAACTTGCCTTTCCCTATCCAGCTGGAATTACTCGCAACAGTATTCTCTTTGACTTTCCCTGACGGGCTAAAAAAAAGTCTGGAAAAACTGGTGCCGATACTCTTACCGCTGATCAAAAAGTAAAGCAATTCGAGGCCAGCAGGAAAAAGAGTGCGTCGACAGAGGAACAAGACCCTGAGCAGTTTGGCCTTGTACTAATTGAGTGTTGCGAGCTCCTTGTATCTTGCGGGCATTCAAATCCGTATTTGTACTCTATTAAGCGCCTGCTACACCTCGCTGAAGTGAATAAAGAGAGGATACGGGATCAGATGGTGACAAAGATCATCGCTGATCATATGTCCCGCATTGCAGTTGCCACTGGGGATGGCAAAGAGTTTAAGACTCTGATTGATCAGCTAAGCCAATAATAATAAGAAGAACAAAACATGGCCGGAAGTACAGTAATTCAGCTCGTCTTGCGTGCAAGGGACGAGATGTCTAATGCCTTGACAGGCGCAGCTGGGAAAGTTGCAGGTCTTATCGCTGCGTTTGCTGGCGGTGCTGCTATTAAGCAAACAGTCACCCAACTGACCGAGCTAGATATCGTTGCCAGACGATTGCAGATAAGTGTTGAAGACCTTACTGCAGCTCAATATGCGGCATTTAAAACCTCCGGTGTAGAAGCTGGGCAGTTTGCTGATGCCCTCGAAGAAGTGCGTATAAAAATCGAAGAGATGAACTCGATCCAAAGCGGTGGCGCGATCGATTTTTTCCAAATTATGCAGGTCTCCAGCGCCGAGTTCATGAAGCTCAACCCGCTTGAGCAGCTGCAAAAAATCAGTGACGTAATGAAGGGCATGTCGTCGAGTGCCCAGTTCACTTTTCTTGACCAGATTGGTTCGGACAACCTTCGCAACTTACTGCCATTGCTGGAAGACGGGTCTGGCAAGTTCAAAGAGCTCATGGCCCAGGCCAAAGCTGCCGGTTACACCCTAAACAGTCTCGACACAAAAAACGTCGAGCAGCTCAACCGCACGTTTAACGAGCTTTCAACATCGATTTCGACCAGCTTTAAAAAGTCAGTGGCCGACGCTGCACCTGAATTTACAGCCCTGATACAAATGATGTTGCAAGGCACCACCAACGTTAAAGCTGGTGTCGACGACCTTGGCGTGTCTGGGCGCGAGCAGTTTAGGGGGATTGTGTACGCTGCTGGCCAGGCCTTTGCCGCCTTTGGCCGGGTTGGTGATGCCCTATACGCGATCTTTTTCGCCATTGCCAAGGGCGCTACAGACACTGCAGGTGTGTTTGCCAGAGGATTCGACCAGATCCTCACGTACCTAGGGAAATTCGTAAACAGCTTCGTCACGTTTTACAGGCGGGCGTTTGCTGACGTGCTCAATCTCGTGGGCAATACCTTTGTTCCCGGCATCCAGAGCCTGCTAAACAAAATCCCCGGCAGCCTCGCAAGCTCCATGTCATCGAGCCTCGACAGCGTCCGCAGCTACATCAACAGCTCAGTCGCCGATCTAAACAAACCGGTCAACCTCAACCTCGGCGGCGGCATCTTCAAAGACTTCGCTGCACAAGCCGACCGGGCATCAAGCACCCTCGACAAGCTCGGCCAGGAAGCAATTAAAGCAACGCTGACAGGCGTGGGCGGCATAAGCGGTGCTATCTCAAGCGCAACCGACAAACTGCTCGATGCCGGCGCTGCCATCGCTGAGCAAAACAAAGCCATGGTCGCCCAGGATGCGGAGCGCGCAAAGCTGGGCCTGGGTCGAGGTGGTGACGCAAAAAACAACCTAACAAGTACCCAGACTGCGGCCACCCTGGCTGCTACCCAGGCCAAGCTCCAAGCCGACCTGGCCAAACTGGCAATCGACAAAAACATCGAGCGCATTCAGACACAGCAGCAGCTTGATAACAGAGCCTTGGAAGATCGTGCTAAGTCCGAGAACCTGACTGCTATCGAGATCGCCGACGCCAGGCTGGCTATAGATTTGAAAGCAAACAGGGAGATCAGCGACCAGCGCAAAGCGAGCCTGGGCGAAGACCTCAAGGTGCTTCAGGCGCAGCTAAGTGCTCAGCAAAAAGTGTTGGGGCAGTCGACTATTGATTCGGAACGCGGCACTGCGCTTGGTGCGATCGCTGATATCGAAGCCCAGATCAGCGTGAAGAAGCAGGAGCAGCTCAACCTGACGTCAGCTTTGGCCAACCAGGAAGCGCTGCTCAAAGCTGAGCGTGCGTCTGCCCTAGCAGATTCAAAGGCGCAGGTGGAGGCGATTAAGGAGCAGCTGGAAGTCGATCTGCTGCGTATCAGAGGCTCTGATTACAAAGCTGATTTACTAGAGATCGAGCGTGAGTTTGCGGACACCAAGCGCATCCTTGAGGCGATGGGAGAGGACTCAACAGCGGCCAAGGATCTTGTAAACGCGAAAAAGGCAAAGGCCGAGTTGGATGAGATCGACCGGCAATATGCTGCGCTGAAAAGGAAGCTGGAGAACAACCAGATTTCGTCTCGCGATTACCTTGCTCAGGTTAATGCGTTGGGGGATCGAGGCCAAAAGGCTGCTGAGACTACTGGCAATGAAGCCGATGTTGACCGCACAAAAGACAGCTTAGAGTCAGCGAAATCTGAGGTCTTCAGCTTTCAAAAAACATGGCAAGACCTGCAGGGCAGCATGAGCAATGGCCTGGGCGACGCGTTTACATCGATCATTAGCGGCAGCAAGTCAGCACAGGAGGCCTTTGCTGACATGGGGGCGGCGATGATCAACACAATTATGCAGGTCATTGCTCAGATGCTTGTCCAGTACGCAATTCAAAGCATGTTGGGGATGGTCAGTGGCGGGGCATCTACAGCAGCCGGGGCCGTTGCTGGTGGAGTTAAGCACGACGGCGGCCTGATTGGATCTGGTGGTGGCCGTAGTCGATCAGTACCAGGATGGATGTTTGGTGGCGCACTCAAATATCACACAGGCGGAGTTATCGGACTCAAGCCAAATGAGGTTCCGATCATTGCTGAAAAAGGCGAAGAGATGCTTACTGCTAGCGATCCGAGGCACCGTAACAACATCGGCAAGGGATCTGGCAGCAGCTCTGCAAGTGATCAAGCTCGCGTAACTATTAACAACGTAATCGACGCCCCAAGCATTGCCAGCGCGCTCGAAGGTGCGGATGGAGAGCGAGTAATCATGAACCACATTAGAGCAAATCGCTCTGAAATCAAGAACATGTAAGTGCTATAATAAATAAAAAGGCCGATAAGAATAACAACATGGCTCTTCACACTTTTACTGCCTCAAATCACACCGATTTTGTGACCAAACTCCTTGCCGCTGCGCAGGCTGAGGGGTGGGTTGTTGAGTCGGATACTGTTTCTTCGAAGGTCTTGCGCGTGCCGGCAGGTGGGTTCGTGGCGCTGTTGATCGATGGCGTGAATATCGAAATGCAGGCGTTTCGGTCGTTCGATCCTGCTCGTGGTATTGCTGATCAAATTGGAGCCATGAAGACACCAACTGGCGGGTACAAGCTGCCTCGGGTGCCGCTGCATAACCAGTCTTTTGAGTGCTGGGTCTCAGTAAGTGAGCGGCGACTGGCGGGGGTCTGCCGGATTTCGAACACTTATCACTCGTTTTACTTGGGCTTGCTGTTGCCATTTGCAAACACCGATAGCTATCCGTTTCCGTGTTTTGCTGGGGGTTCGGGGGATGCTGATGTCTGGTCTTCCACTGCTTCAACAGCCTCTGGTTTTCCTTGGTATGGCGGCAGTTCCAGGCCTCCGAGGGTTTGTCTACCTGGCGGTGGATGGCAGGCAGTGGCCAAAAACGACTCCGGCGACAGCCTCAATTTCACCCCCAACTACGGTTATGACCTGGGCTACGTGTGGCCCTTTGACGGCGGTGTTGCAGACCTCGGCAAGACCCTCGCCGGGGATCATGTGCTCTACAACGCGATGGTGGTTTCTGGGGCTCCTACAGCTGGGGAAGGCGTCGATGATGGGTTGTGGTGCGGGTATCTCGACGGCGTATTTGCAGTGAGCAATGCCGGGGCTTCCGCTGAGTCCGTCATAACTATCGGCGATGAGCAATACCTCCTCGTCCCCAACATCTTTAGGGGCTCCCAATACTTTGCTCTGAGGCTCGCATGAAATATCAAACTGGCTCGTTTGCGGGCTCCGAAAACCTCCTGCAGCTGGTGAGAGAGAAGCTCTTTGCCGAGGGCTGGGTGGTTGATTTACACGCATACGTCGACAGCGCTGACACACGTTTTGGGAAGCGGCTGCACTTACACAAAGGGGCCACATACATCGCTCTGCGTAGCTTCGACGACTTCAACCCAACGGGGCCGAGCTGGAGCAGCGGATACGGGAAATCTGGTATCGATATGCGGATCAGCACTGGGTTCGAAGCCTCGCTGGCTTGGTTTCAGCAGCCTGGTTACTCCAACAATGGTCGGTACGTTCGAGCCGGGGCGGCAGGGACATATCATCTGTTCACTGCAGATGAGCGCGTGTTGCTGATCTCGGAATTTGAAAATGGTCGGTATAGCCATGCGTTTTTCGGGGATTCGCCGGTCGTGGTTCCTGGTGCAGGCGGCAGTGTGCTCACGGGAATGGAGTACGCGAGCGGGGATGGAAAGTCAGTGCCTTTCGATCACTCTGGGGCAGTCACTTCACTGTGGGTTTCGAAGGCGGATTACAGCGGCTGGCTGTACTCATACCAAGACTCTGAAACGAGGGGTTATGCATCTGGGTTATCAGCTAGCAATGGCGTGCGGGTGCCCAATTTCAGCCCATCATCCCCTGGACAGGTCGGGACAATTGGCAGCAGTGCGCGCAGCTCGAATCGATTAAACGGCATGTCGGCTCTAATGCCGATCTACTTGTATGTCAAAAATGAAAGTGCTTGGTCTCCATTTGCGGAATTTGATGACCTGCACTTTGTGAATTGCGACCTGATGACTGCGGGCCAGGACTACGTAGTCGGTGACCAGACGTTCAAGATTTTTCCCTTTTTTGGCAAAGAAATCCCGGCTGTCCGCATCCAGCCGTACTTCGGTTTAGGGTTCGCGGTGAAAGTCGATGTCTAAGATCGCAGCCAAATTCCAGGTCATCCAGGCAAAGGAATCAGGATATTGCGGGTACGACTTTGAGCTCGTGCCTGAGCCTGTCTTTGCTCGCAAAATGATTCGCGGTGGTTATGGGTATGTAGGCTACAGCGGGCTGGATTTGAGCATCGGTGGGCTGCAGGCAGGTGGTTGGGGTGATGTATTTTTTGACAATGTATTTATCACGCCAGCTGTGATCGATGCTGGGCTGGTTACTGGTGGCGAGACGTTTGAGTTTGCAGTTTGGCACTCGTATCGATCGAGCTTGGGGCTGCATGGGGTTGAGGAGTTCGGGGGTGAGGCTGTAGATCTGGCGGGCGATAGATCTGGCTCAGTGTTTTCCTTTGTGCCGTCCACATACCAAGTTTCTCTTAACCAAAATAGCGGCGATGTCGCTTACCGAGCGACCTTTGATTTTGGGGCTGCAGGAAGCTACGACTTTAAGTTTACCGCTAGCCTGGCTCTTGTCGTGCATTGGCCGATCGACTGGAGCATGCAACCGGAACTCCGGCAAAGCTACCTCACGGAAGTCATTGAGTCTTGGGATGGATCTGAGCAGCGGATCTCTCTTCGCGACCAACCCCGGCTCTCGGCTACGTACCAATACGGGCTCAGTGATGCTGACCAATACCTGTTTGGAAGCTTGGTAGGGAATTTTTCTGGTCAATTTTTGGTACCGGTATGGCCAATGCAGTCCGAGCTTATCGCTCCAGTGTCGAGGTTTGATGCCAAGGCTTTTGTCTTGAATTTAAGTGCAGTGGTTACGCCAGGTAGCAGAGTCATGTTGAGTGATGGTGACGCATGGGAGATTGCTGTGATTGATGCGATTTCTGAGGAGGGCGTTTCTTTTAAAGAATTGGTTAAGAAAAACTACCGTATCGGTTCCCGCCTTGTGCCCATTCACTCAGCATGGATAAGCGACGAGGCGAATTCAATTGCTCATGGCTTAGACGTCGAGCTTACATCGGCATCTTTTGATTTTGATGTGGTAGAGCCACCAGCGCCGATTGATGACTTTGTCATTTTTAACTCTCGCCGAGTGCTGGATGTGAGAGCTGATCGGTCAAAAGATTGCACTATTCAGTACAAGCGGTTACGGGAAACACTCGACCCCGGCATCGGGAGACGTCACATTTATGACCGCACTTCTGGAGCAGTTAAATACCTGCAATATTCTTGGCGTTTTTTTACAGAGTATGATCGCCAGCGCTTTGAGTTCTTTTCCGCCCTTGAGCGCGGCAGTCAAGGTGAGTTTTATATCGAGAGCCCGCTCACTGCTATGAAATTAGCAAAAGACATTGGCCCTGCAACACTAGATATCACTATCAACAGGGCAAACTACAAAAACTTCCTGAAATCCCGTACATTCGCACCCGCTATCTCGATTCACTTGTATAATGGGACTGTGCTATACCGAAATGTCAAATCCGTGGAAGAAGGACTAGAGGAAACTGAAGTAATTACGCTTCGCGAATCAGTCGAAAATATTAATAAAGATGACGTTGAGTATATAGCACCACTATTTTTGGGGCGTTTCGAATCCGATGAGTTTAATTACATCTTCGATACGCCTGTAGACAGCTCGATAACTAAAATAATAAAGCAGCTCCTGTATGTTGACTCTGAAATCGATAGAGAGGTCGCTATCTCTCAATAAGCCCGTTGAGCTCTATCTTTTTGAGTTCGGATCGCAATACTTTGCCTACACCTCTGGCACTCGTCAGCACTTGCACACAGACGGCATCGTTTACCAGCCGATTGCCATTAAGCGTGGGAAGGTGCAGCGCACTGCTGAAGACTACAAAAATCGCCTCGACATCGACCTTCCTGGCGACAGCCCTGTCCCTCTGCTGTTTCGCTCACACCTCCCTGCGAAGCACGTAACTCTCAAAGTGTTCCGAAGTCAGCGCGACAACAAAAACCTTTTTGTTAACGTTTTTGGCGGCGAAGTAAGTGCTGTAGCGTGGAATAACTCGATTGCAACTCTCACCTGCAACCCCTCAAGCGCGCTGGTTAGACGTCAAATTCTGAGGTTTGGATATCATAGTCAATGCAACCACCACCTGTATGACGATATGTGTAGCCTTGATATTACAAACTATCAGGAAACACAAACGGTAATCAAAGTGGAGGGCGGTGGGGCTAAAATCTATCTTACCAGTTTGGATCATGATCCCGAGTACTATCTGGCGGGACTTTGTTCGTTTGACGAAACTGACCATAGGATGATTTTGGAAGCAAATGCTGCCGAAAAGAGCATTACTCTAATTTCGGGTATCGATTCCCTCAAAGCTGGTAGCTCGGTCAAATTAGCAAAAGGCTGTGATCGCTCATCAAGTGCCTGTCACTCCTTTAATAATTTTGAGAACTTCTCAGGCTGCTTGACGATCCCAGAACAAAACCCGTTCATATAAAAACAATAAGAAGAACAAAATGGTTTTAGCAATTTTCTACGTTGTTATGTTCCTCTTGTCTGTATGGATGATGTCAAGAGGGCCAAAGATTGAGGATAGAAAGTCTGCAGCGCTCGAAGACTTTACTTTCCCAACAGCAGCTGAACGCCCAATCCAGGTTTTATATGGCACCCGCAAGTTGAGTGGGCCCAATGTACTTTGGTACGGGGATTTGCGCTCGCAGGCGATCACCAAAAAAGTTAAGTCCGGCTTTTCATCAAAAAAAATGACCGTTGGTTACAAGTACTACATGGGCGTACAGCTTGGTATTTGCCACGGATCTGGAGTAACGCTCAAAGAAGTTTGGTTTGATGACGACAAGGCTTGGTCAGGACAGATATCGGATGGCGCGATCCAAATCAACAAGCCAGAGCTTTTTGGAGGCGAAGATGGTTCAGGCGGAGTGTCTGGAACAATCCGTTTTTACAGCGGAAGCCTCACACAGCTAGCAAATCAGTATCTGCAGCGAGTAGTTGGTATCGACATCGTTGCTGGGCTACGCGGTCTCTGCTACGCCGTTCTGGAAGGTTTTTACATTGGCAATAGTGAGACACCGGCCAAGATCTCTTTTGTCTGCAGTCGCTTCCCTAGGTCGCCTGGCGGCAACACAGCTTTAGAAATTATTGGAGACGATGCAAATCCAGCTTATGCCATCCATGAATTCTTGACGGATAAGAGATTCGGGGCCTCTATCTCGTCCTCGCTGGTCGACGTTAGTACCATCGAGAGTTGCGCTGAGATTTTGCATGGCGAGGGTTACGGCGTAAGTGGGGTGGTTGACTCGGCTAAATCAGCATCAGCCGTTATTGATGACATCCTCAGAGTGATAAACGGCTCGCTAATAACGGATGCCGCCACCGGTCAGCTAAAACTCAAGCTAGCTAGGGAAGACTACGCAATTGCTGATTTACCAGTCCTTAACGCCAGCAACATCAAGAGCATCAGCAATTTCAACCGTGGCTCTCTAGATACCGCGACAAACGAAGTCAAAGTCAAATACCTGTCCATCGCGGACGGATTTAATGATCGAACAGCAACAGCTCAAAACCTCGGGTTGCGCATCCACAAAGGCGATACGGACGGCGTCACTTACGACTTTATGAGCGTTTCGACGGGGGCCTTGGCCGCGATGATTGCTCAGCGTGAGCTTCGGCCTTTGTCCGTGCCACTGGCCAGCTGCATTGTTGAGTGCAACCGTTCGATGTTCGATATCGAGATGCTAGACGTAGTCCGTCTCGACTGGCCCCCGCTGCAAGTCGAAGGCCTTGTTATGCGCGTAATGGGGGTCGACGTCGGTAACATGCTGGACAGCGCAATCAGGCTTACACTCACCCAAGACGTCTTTGGCGTGCAAAACACTGTGTACAGCGACGGTGGTGAGCACGCTTGGACAAAGCCCACGTTTGAGCCTGTTGATCCGCCAGACGTCCAAATCGTTGAAGCCCCGGCAATCTTTAACGCCACCGCAGGCCTTACACGCACGCTCATGACCCTAATTGAGCAGCCACCAGCAGGCCAAGATTACAAGCTGATCACCAGGCAAGGCGCAGAGTCCTGGAGTGATCAGGGCGTCTACCCATTCACCCCTGTTTTCCAGCTCACTGAAGCCCTGCCGGCAAGCCCCACAACCCTGGCCACCGGCCCCATCATCTCAGGCCCGATCGAGCTGCTCGACAACTACAGCACAAATGAAAACCGCGAGGCCCTGGGCATCCTGTACATCAACGGCGAATGGATGTCCTACGAGACCTTCACTATTCTGACCAGCACCACCGCCCAGCTCAAAAACGTCCGCCGCGCTCTCTTCGGTAGCACCGCAAAAGCACACCTGGTCGGTACCAAAACCTGGGCGGTATCCGAAGGTCACGGCATCACCCAAAGCCAGTTCAACGCCGGCAGCGCTGTGTACCTCAAAACCCTGGTCAAAACCCAGACACGCCGCCAAACCGAAGCCGAGGCAGCAGAGCAAAGCTTTGTCGTCAAAGGCACCAATGACCAAGTTTTTCCGCCAGCGAGGGTTTTGGTCAATGGTGTTGGGGGTGGGGAGATTTCTGGGGTTGCTGAGGTTTCCTGGAGGTATCGGAGCGGTGCTGAGCAAGCGGTCGTGTTTTATGGGGATGATCGTGATCAGGCTTTCGCTGGCTCCGTTTCAATTGGGGTTTGGTCTGCAGGCGCCAAGGTCGGACAGGCAGACAACCTGACTGGAAACAGCTGGAGATTTGATGGCGAGGCGTCAAGCAATGGAGGGGTGTTGCGGGATGAACTGGAGTTTCGGGTCAGTACCTATGCTTCCGGTGTATCGTCAGTGCCGGTCGTAGTAAAAGTGAATAGACCAGTGGCGGTTTAAGCTCAGCTCACAGTAAATGCTATGATTAGTATTTGGGAGGTGAGCATGACAAGGCGACCTATGCTGTACCCAGGCGGCAATCAAGAGCAAAAAGTTGCTGCCCTCCGAAAGCACTCGCGCCCCATTATCGACAGCGGAATGAGCGAAGATCAGGCTCGCGTCATTTATCGAGATTCCGGCGTTGAGTCCATGGCCATTGTCCGAGACTGGTTCGTCATCCCAAATGATTTTGATGAGTGGGAGTGGCCGCCAGTACCCGATTACAGCCTCGTCAAGCCATTCAAACTCTTCTGCGGGGAAATTCTTGAGGATCGGAAACAAAGAGATCTGGGCGAGGTATACATCACGAGCTACCTGAGATTTTTTGTAAACAACAACTCATTTATCACTGCTAACACGACATATTTGCTCGTGGGCGAGGGCGGGATAGTCAAGAACTACAATGCTGTAATCGAAGAAACATTGGTAGATCAGATATTGAAGTTTGATTAGATCTGGCAATTTTCCGTTATTTATTATCTGCCCCGCACTGCGGGGCTTTTTTATTAAAGTGCTAGTTCTCTGTGGTCGTCCCAAGCCATTGATAAGTCCTGTTGCTGTTCAGCTTGAGGTAGCGTTACCCAATTGCTCCGGAGCTGGTGGTAGTGCTCGCCTTCCTTTTTGTCTTCAAACTCCCAATTTGCTCGAATTCCAAACAGAGCTAATATGGCGGCTACGATCAATTTAATGGTGTCTTCGAGCTCTTTTTGTTGGCGCGCCTTGAAGCTAAGACGCAGGGGTCTTCTATTTTTGGCTCTGAGAACCAAGTAGTAGATTCGCACTCGTTCTTCGCGCTCGCTATCTCTTCGAGAAGCTTCTCTCTCAAGATCGCAAAAGGTTTCGGGGTCATATGAAATTTGCTCCTGGGTTGTTAATTTTTGGAATGTGAGGCGGCTGCGTTTTAGCTTGCGTCCAGATATGATCTTGCCCGCATATTCGTAGGCAATGCCGGTGGGCTGACCATCCTGGTTTTTCGTGAAGTGAACGTAGACCTGCTGTTTGCGGAGTAGGCGGATAAGCATAAACATGTCGCCTTGGGCTTGCTGGGTGGCTTCAACAGCTCCCGCGATCTTTGCGATCATGCGGTGCTTCAGAGGGATCGTTCCTTCGCGCTCAGCGGCTTCAATTTGCGCACGGGAGATCGCCGTTCCCCAGGTTTCAGTGGGAGCCGGGGCTTTGCTGAGGCCAAAGTGATCCTCAATCCGAGACGTGCTGTCGCAGCTGCGTGAGCGCTCGTTTGAGTCCTTGACCATGGAAAACTCTTCATCTAAACGAATGCGATTAGCTACGATGTGGACATGCTCGTGGTCTGTGTCCCCGTGGAGCACCGCAACCCACTTGTTCAGGTCACTGAAACCCAGGTCGGCAAGATACATCTCGATCGCTTCGTGCCATTGCTGGTCGTCCAGATGCTCTCCTGGGGGCAGTGCGAGGATTGCGTGCCAGACGGGCTTTACAACTCTGTCACTGTCGATCGAGTTATTCCTAAGTTTTTCGACAGCATCAAACTCGGCAATCATGCCTTCTACATCGATCTTGTCTTTGTCGTGGCCATGGCGAAGAGGATCGGGAGAAAAGCAGTTCCGTCCGATAGTTCTTATTGTTGTCAGGGCGTGCTCATGCTTGCGCAATCCAAAGATGTACTCAATGCGATTTCTAAACGAGCCGATGCCTTTTTCTGTGATTTTACCAATCATATTATTATTCTCCAGTTAGAAGCTTATTGTTTAGTGCGAATAGCTCTCGAACTACATGTTCTGAGTCATTGCCTTTCTGGATTAGTCTCGCGATACGTTGCAGCTCCAATGAAAGCTGGAGGTGACTCAGGGGGATGCGTTGCTTTTGGCCTGGCTTACCCTTTATTAGCAAGTCCCGTACAAATGCCCCTGCGGCTTGGTAGCCTGCCTCTTCGCATTTAGCCTTAATTGTCTCGCGCTCTTTGTCGTTAAGGCGAATAATCAGTGGTTTGTTACGGCGAGCAGATTCACTAATGCTTGGCCTGCCTTTCTTATTATTATTTTCCACGCGCAACCTCCGAAGGAGAGTGAGCAGCATTAAATGTCTATCATAGACACAACTGGCCACCCACAAGATACAGTTTTATTATGCTTATGGAGCAAGTGATGGGGGAAGAGTTTATTTAAAAAAATTGACTGAGCTGACTCTATAAGTGACCCAAAAGGCAGCTTGAGTGACTTTCCAGACATTTAAAGTGACTGTAATGACCCGGTATATTGCGGAGTTCGCAGAGTGTCAATGCGACAAGTATTGGATGTCACAGACCATGAGTGCGAACTTTAAATTTGTCGCAGTCGGTGAGTGTGAAACCGAATGATGTCGCAGGCGATGAGTGCGGATTCGCTTTAACGGTGTGCGATCCAGAGAGGGGCTTTCGGACGGTTTGAAGGTGCGGGCTGATGTCTGCAGTGCCATGTATTGGACAGACCGGCACTACCCATATTTCTCATCCTGGCAAACCTAGTGATTGGACTGATTTTTCGCTTTGGCCACGAAAAGGGTATGGCCGGTACGCGTAAAGGGTATGACGAGCGGTCGCAAAATTGCACACACAGTGCACACGGAAGGTTTTATAAAAGGGCTTAGCGTCAGGAAATACGGGGCTTGCAGAGCTTTGAGTCGATCCCATCCATCATCGGCGCCACGCTGAAGCGGCGGGACAGTGCATGGCGCGTGGTTGCTGGCGTGGAGGCGGTTTTCTCTGGCATTTCGGCTGTCTGATTGTTGCTCGTTTTCGCCTGTTTTTGCCCATTTTTTCAGGGGCGGTGCTACATTGTAGGACGCCGTTTTGGCGTGTAGCACCGGGGAAAAGGATGGCGACGATAACGGCGCGGCCGCGCAAAGGCGGCGGGGTTGGGTATACCGCGCAGATCAGGATCAAGCGCGAAGGAAAGGTAGTCTACCAAGAAAGCCAGACCTTCGACCGCAAGCAGACTGCCCAGGCTTGGGTAAAGCGACGGGAGACGGAGCTGGCCGAGCCCGGTGCGCTCGAGCGGGCGAATCGCAAGGCGCTGATACTGCGAGATATCATCGATCAGTACCTTGAGGAGTACGAACGGATTCGGCCATTGGGCAAGACCAAGCGTGCAACATTGAAAGCGATTGGTAGCACTTGGCTGGGTGACTTGACCGATGCCGAGGTGAACAGCCAGCGGCTGGTGGAGTTCGCGACCTGGCGGATGGGGCCAGAGGGCGGCGGCGTGAAGGGGCAGACCGTTGGCAATGATCTGGCTCACCTCGGGGCGGTGCTATCGGTGGCCAAGCCGGCCTGGGGCTATGACGTCGACCCGCACGCGGTTGGTGATGCGCGCAAGGTGTTGCGCAAGCTCGGGGTGCGCACCAAGAGCGAAGAGCGCGAGCGCCGGCCCACGGCGGATGAGCTGGACAGGCTGCTCGAGCATTTCTTCGAGATGCAGAAGCGTCGCCCGACCTCCATCAACATGCCGAAGGTCATCGGTTTCGCCATTTTCTCCACGCGGCGTCAGGAGGAGATAACGCGTATCCGATGGGCCGACCTGGATGAAAAGAGGCAGGCGGTACTGGTTCGCGATATGAAGAACCCTGGCCAGAAGATCGGCAACGATGTGTGGTGCCATCTGCCGGATGAGGCCTGGGCGATTCTGCACAGCATGCCGAGGCAGTGTGAAGAAATCTTTCCGTACAACAGCGACTCGATCTCCGCTTCGTTTACCCGGGCGGGCCAGTTCCTGGAGTTGGACGACCTATGGTTTCACGACCTTCGACATGATGGCGTGAGCCGGTTGTTCGAGATGGACTGGGATATCCCGCGGGTGGCCAGCGTGTCTGGCCATCGGGATTGGAATTCGCTGCGGCGTTATACCCATCTGCGGGGGCGGGGCGACCCATATGCCGGCTGGCATTGGTTGGAGAAGATAATTGCGGCGCCCGTTGAGCTGGGCGCCAGGGTGGATCGTGCGGAACGGTGATCAGCTGGCCCGCTTGAATCGGCCGTGGAGCTTGTCATTCTCGGCCACGGCCTTGCGCCGTTGCTCGTCGAGGTAAGACGCCAGGTCGGTGAGGTGCACGCCCTTGGCTGCCTTCTGGCTGCCCTCGATGCGGACCACCGGGAGATCGACCTCGCCAGCGGCCACCTTGCGCTGGAGCTTGTCCGGCGTCAGGTGGCTGAAATAGTCCGCGCACACCCGCTCCAGCGGGATAATCGCCTGGCCGTTGTACTGCGCCATCAGCAGAAATGCGGTGTTCATCGCCGCTTCCCTCCCTTGCGGTTTTTCCTGGTGCCGCCGTGGCTGGTGAGGCGCCAGCTGATGAAGGTGGCCAGCTCGCCGATTTCGGCTTTGATGTCGGCGATGGTGGTGGCCATGATGGCGTTGACCTCTGCGACGGTGGCGCGCTGGATGGTGCGTGAGTTGTTGACGTGGGTGCGGCCGTCTGGGGTTTTGACGAGCCATTCCATTGTCCAGCGCTGCGGTGCGCGGGGCAGGGCGCCGCTGACCTGGGGCCGGTCGTTGGGGAGCTCGGTGCTGAAGAAGATTGAGCAGGTCATGCCGCTTCCTCCCCAATCTGCTGCTGGCCGAGGTTGGCGCGGACGAGGGCGGCGGCGACCGGTGGGCAGACGCTGTTGCCGCACATGCGCACCTGGGCGGCCTTGCTGAGTTTCTTGCCGCCGCCGGTGCGGCTGTGGATGTAGTCGGCGGGAAAGCCCTGGGCGGCGAACAGTTCGTGCGGCTCGAGCATGCGCATGCCGATGTCGACGATCTGGTAGGGCTCGCCCTTGATCATGACCAGGGCGTGGCGGTCCTTGGTGGTGACGGTGTGCAGCGGCTCCTGCAGGGGCTGACCGTCGCCATGCCCGTAATACTTCAGCAGGAACGCCCGGACCTCGCCGACGTGCCCGCCGCCGGCTGTGAGGGTGGGCATGGGTTCGGTCACGGCCTGGCTGTGCTGGTTGTTGCGAAGCTTCACCAGGTGGCTGGTCACCAGCGCGTTGTGGTCGACGGTGGTTGCGGTTGGCAGTGGGTTTTCCAGGCTGCTGCCTGGGCCGGTGTAGTTGCCGCCGTAGTGTTTTGCGAGGAATGCGGCGACGAGGCCGTGTTTTTGCCCGCCGGCGACGACTGTGCCCAGCGGCTTATCTAGGCCGGGCACGCGTGGCGCCTGGCCCTTGCGCTCGCCGTAGCCGACCTGTACCAGTGTCGGGGCGACCAATGCGAAGTGGCCACCCTTAACCTGGGCGCAGATGGTGCGCAGCGGCGCGTCGGCGGGCATGTTGCGCTGGGTGCTGCCGTTGGCGTGCTCTGTGATGAAAGGTGCCAGCGTCGGCACGACCAGCCCGGTGCCCAGCTTGCTGGTGATGGTCTGCAGGGGCTCGTCCAGCGGCTGGCCGCGGAAGTAGTCGTAACCGTGGTTGACCTTGACCAGAAAGGGGTTCGCCGACTCCAGCACATAGCGCTGGATGCCCCGAGCAATACGTCGAAGGGTGGCCTCGGCCAGCGGGCGCTTGCGTTCGAAGATCGAGGGGCAGGGCAGCGACCAGTCGATGATTTCCGCTGCGGTGCGCCAGGGCTTCAGGCGCTTGGCCTTTACCGCCTCGCTCGCCGGGTCCCCGTGGGTGGGCTCGGGCCAGACGATCGGCTGGCCGTCGCAACGGGCGATCAGGAACAAGCGCTTGCGGATGGTCGGAGCACCATATTCGCAGGCGCGCAGCTCGCGCCAGTCCACCTGATAGCCGAGGCGGCGCAGAGCGTTGGTGAAGCTGGCGAAGGTGCGGCCCTTGTTCTTCGGGCAGGGGCGGCCGTCAGTGGCCAACGGGCCCCAGGTCACGAACTCTTCGACGTTCTCCAGCATGATGACCTTGGGCTTGACCGTGGCGGCGTAGCGGATGGCGACCCAGGCGAGCCCGCGGATTTCCTTCTTCACCGGTGCGCCGCCCTTGGCCTTGCTGAAATGCTTGCAGTCGGGGCTGAACCACGCCAGGTCGACGGGGCGGCCGTCGACGATCACGCGCGGGTCCACTTCCCATACGGATTCGCAGTAGTGCCGGGTGTGCGGGTGGTTGATATCGTGCATCGCCACGGCCTCGGGGTCGTGGTTGACGGCGATGTCCACCGGCCGGCCGAGGCCCAGCTCGATGCCAGTGGAGGCGCCGCCGCCCCCGGCGAAGTTGTCGATGACCAGGCCGTGGAAATTCATGCCGGCCTGGGGGTGAATGCGGTAGAGGTTGTTCATGTGTGCTGTGTCCGTGCTGCCGCCGCTGGTGAGGCGGCGGGTGTTGTTTAGGCGCCTTGGTTGGGCGCCTCCCAGAGGTGTCGGTATTTGGCCTGTCGCTGGCGAGAGCAGGCGGTGTGGTTGCCAACGAGACGGTGGCGTTTGCAGATATCGCAGGTGCCTTTCATAAGGCCCATTTGCAGCGTGCCGGGGACTTTGCTGCGGGTGGCTGAGCGGCGGCCTGGTTGCATTACGCCTCCTTCGCAGCCATGGCGGCGTCTCGCTCGGCCTTGTGCCACGCTAGAACCTCAGCCATTCCGTCGTTCACGGCTTTAATCTCCCGGTCGAAGAACGCTTGAGCGTCGCTCTCGTTTTCTGGCGGAAGCTCGCCAGGGCCTGCCAGGCTGTTGTAGATCCACCGCATCCCTTCCTCGTCTCCGCGATAATCCGCGTCGATGAGCGCTGCCTTCATGGCTAGCAGGTAGCGACCGAACAGCAGATCAAGTTCCTTGATGCGCATTCCTTTGCGATCCGCATCCTTCCGCAGCGCCTCAACCTCGGCGCGGAGCTGGTCGCGCTCGTCTCGATAGGCAATCTCACGCTTTCCGGCATCAACAATTTGCCGGCCTAGGGACTCGCTGAGTTCATCCAGCCTATCCCGCTCGGCGGTCACGGCAGACAGGGCGGCGCGAAGCTCTTCGATCTCTGGCTGCATGTGCTCAACCAGCAGCGCGTCAGGCCAGTAACCGGGCTCGCTCTTGGGGTGGGCGGCAACGATTCGCTCCCGCCAGGTCTTAACCCCTTCCGCCTCTGCTGGCTGGGCTCGCCGGTTCCACTCCCGAATGGCAGCATCCTTGCCGGGCTGATCTTCACGCTCGTCTTCCTGCACGCCGACAGGCCCTCGCGCCAGGCAGGCGCTGTGCTCGTCAACCATGCCCTGGCAGATCACCACCGAGGCATCGGAATCCAGCTGCTCGACGAACGCTTCTTGCTGCCCGCAAAACGGGCACGGCTTCAGTTCTTCGCTCATGGCCATGCCCTCACATGCACATCGGCGCAGGCTGGCCTGCGTGCGCTTCGTCGACCCGCTCCCAGGTGTGGCGGTCGTGGGCGCGGTGGGTGGTTTGTAGCAGTTCGAGCAGGCGATCGAGGTACTGGGTCTGGGCCTGTTGGGGCGTCCAGTGATCCAGCGCGTCGGGCAGCGGGGTAACGCCGGCCAGGCAGTCCCATTCGCCAGGGTGGTGAGGCATGAGCTGGGCGCGTTCGGTGGCCAGGGCGATCATGTCGGCCTCGCGCACGCATTCCGGCAGTTCCGGGGCGATGTCGAAGCGCTCGCAGATGGCGAGCCAGATGCGCTGTTCGATCTGCTGGTACTCGGGCATCACCTGCTTGAGCGGGCGGACCATGTCGCCGACGTAGGCTTCGGTGGCGTCATGCAGCAAGGCGGCCAGTTGGTGCTCCGGCGGCACGATGCTGGCAACCAGCAGGCTGTGCTGGGCGACGGAGTAGTGCCGACTGGCGTGGCCGTTGAAGCGGCACAGGTGCGCCAGGGCGTGGGCGATGTCGAGCACTGCAATCTGGGACGCGCGTGGCTGGAGCAGATCGAAGCGCTGGCCGGTGCGGGTGAGAATCCAGGTCATGGCAATACCTCGTCGGCGCGGTCCAGGGCTGCGTCAATGGCCGCGTGGTCGGCCAGTGGGTCGGCGTAGTAGATGGCCTGCGGGGCGTCTGGCCACTCTGCTCGCAAGGCGTCGAAGTCGCCTTCGTTCCACAGGCGGAGGAACTCCAAGGGTTCTTCCCATCGACCCTCGCCGAGCATGTAGCTGATCACTGCGTTGAATGCAGCTATGCCGCGCTCGGCCTCTTTGAGCTGGTCAGCCATCTCCTGGAAGCGTGGGTGCAGGTCGATGCAGTCCGACTTCGGATCGAGGATTTGATTGGCCTCGTTCATGATCACCCACAGCATGCCGCCGATTACGCGCCCGTAGTAGTTGGGCGCGTTGCGATGCAGGCGGGCCAAGTGGTTGTAGAGCGTCTGCAGGTGCTGCAGGTCGTCGCTGTCGAAGGCGTTGGTGCCGTTGTCCAGCAACACGGCGAGGTCGTCGCCTGCCTCGTGGTTCTGGAGCGGGCCACCGAAGCGGGCGTCGATCAGCTGCAGCACTTGGTGCAGTTCTTCTGCGGCTTCAATGTCTTGAGCTGAAGGCTTGGCCATCTTCATGCTGCGGCTCCTTCTGCTGCACGCTGCGCAGGACGGACCCAAATGCACACTGGACCGTCTTCGGTATCGTGGAGGGAGAAGACGAACCACCCTTCGCCGGGTGGCGTGCTTGGCTGCCATGCGCTGCAGTCAGGGTTGCCTTGCTCGAAGTAGGCATCGTTCAGTTCTTCAGAAGCGTCGGTCTCGAAATCGACGATGAACAACTCAAGCTCTTGGGCCGCGAACCAGGTTTTCGGGATAGCGTCTTCCTCTCCATCCTGCGGCCAGGCGGGGTGGGTCCAGTGTCCGAGCTCGTCGCGCACGATGGTCATTGGGCGGATTGGCCGGTCGTAAGAGCGTGTGCAGGCCACGTGCTGCTGCAACGCCGCGATCAGCTGCTTGGCCTCATGCCGCGCATCGTGCAGGGCGTGGTGTTTGGTGCCCTCGAACGGGAGCTTTTTGGCCTGGGGGTACAGGGCGAGCAGGGTGCGCAGGTCGCGGTCGTTCCAGAATTGCCAGGGCAGCTGCATGCCGTAGGCGGCGAAGGCGCTGCCGAGGATGACGTTGTCGAAGGTGGCGCCGTTGCCCCACACCAGAATCTCGCTCGGGTGCCCCTGCTGGGCCATGAACAGGCTCAGGCTGCCGAGCGCATCGAACAGGCTCACGGACGCTTGGGTGCCGTTAACCTCGGCGCGTGCGGCCTCGCTCTGGCGCAGCCACCATTGGATGGTGCTGGCATCGACTGAGCCGCCGGCGCCGGCATCGAGGCTGCTCTGCAGCGTCACGCGGTGGTACAGCTCGCGCCCGATGGCGCCCTGGGTGACCTCCACGCAGGCGATGGCGGCGATGGCGGCGGCTGGGCCAGTGCCCATGGTTTCCAGGTCGATGACGTAATGGGTGGCGTTGATCATGCTGCACGCTCCTGCTGCTGGGCCGGCACGGGGGTGGCGTTGTAGTAGCGCTGACTGAGGTCGCGGGCCTTGGCGGCGAGGTGGCGGGCGCTGCTGGCTTGGTCGGTGGCGCCCATGAGGCTGAACTGGGTGGCGGCCAGGCTGAGCTTGCCGGCCATGGCGGCCAGGTCCTCGGCAGCTTCATCGTTCAGGGCGGTGGCTTGCAGGGCCTCGGTGCGCTCCTGGGCGGTGATGAGGCGCAGCTGCAGGGTGGCGGCCTCGCTTGCGAGGCGGTCGTGCTGCTCGGTCATGGCCTCCAGGGCCTGGGCGGCGTTGTGGCGCTGGATGTCCAGGTCGTGGCGTACCTGGTGCAGCGTGGCGCGCAGCTGGTTGGCCTGGTTGCGTGAATCCTCGGCGTACTGCTGCCAGTCGTTGAGCGAGCGGCGGCGACCTTCGAGGTAGCCCATGCCGAATACGATAGCGATGCCGGCGACCATGCCGATGAAGGCCATGGTTTGGAAGGTGGTGAGGTTCATGTGCTGTGTCCCCTGTTGTGAGTGCCCGCCGGCTGGTGAGGCCGGCGGGTGGTGGCTTAGGCGCCGAGCTGGAAGGTGCCGATGGTGAGCGGAACGAAGCCGCCGACCTGCTGCTCCAGCACGCCCTTGAACTCACGGGCGAACTCTTCGCGCTGGGCTTCTTCGGCCACCCAGCGCAGCTTGAGCACGGGCGCATCGCTGCCGGTGATGACAGACAGGCGCAGGGTGATGGTGGCGGGCTGCAGGCCCTCGAACGGCACCGTGGTGAACTCGAAGCGGGTCGGCAGGGTTTCCTGGCTCCGGGCCTCGATTTCATCCATGGCGCTGCGGGCGTGGTTGAGGTCGCCAACAGTGCTGTCGCGCTGGCTGGTGGCCTTGATGGTCATCTTGCGGATGCCGGTGATGGCTTGGGCGGTGTTCAGTTTTTCATCGCCAGCGAAGGCGGTGATGTTGGGCGCCCAGTCTTCGAGGAATTCGGCCAACTGCTGCTGGTCGAGCCGCTGGCCTACTGCGGCGAGCAGGGCCTTGTAGGCGGCGGTGGGCTTGAGGGTAAGGGTGGCGGTGTCGTCGCCGTGGCCGGCCAGCTGGTCATTGCCCAGGTTGAAAATGATGCTGCAGGACATGCGGTCCTGGTCGATGAAGCCGCGGGCGCCGTCGCCGTCGCGGGCCTCGACGTAGCGGGCGAAGTCGGCCAGGGCGTGGGTGTTGAGCGCGCCACGGAAGCGGGCGCGGTACTCGGCGTAGCGCTCGAGGTTGTGGATGCTCATGTCATCCGGCAGGGCAATCGTCGGCACCTGCTGGTGTGGCATGACGCCAAGGGCGGCGATAGCGTTGGCTTCGATGTGCTGGATGGTTTCTTTCGTCAGTGACATTGCGTTGATTCCTTGGTGAGTGATTTGGGTGTTGCTGGGTCAGGCGCCGGCTCAGACTTCGCGGGCGATTACGGGCGCTTCCTCGCGGCTGAACATCTGCGCGGTCGGGTCCGTCTGGAACAGTTCCAGGCCGTTGGCGGTGACGTACATGGGCGTGTCGAGGGCGGTGTCCTCGCGCTTGCTGCCGCGCTTGGTGGGCTGGGTGAAATCCAGCTTGTGGTTGATCTTCACCTGGTTGCTTTCGCCGATCTGGCTCAGCTCGAAGGTGATGCTGAGCTTGCCCTTCTTGCCGTGCTCGACCACGCCGGCGGCGACGTCGGAGAGGGCGCGACCCACTTGCTGGGCGAATACGCCGGCGTTGAGGCTGTTGATGAACTCGCTGGTATCGGTAGGTTTCATGACGTGCTGTGTCCTTTTGCAGTGGTTACGCCACCGGGTCAGTGGCTGGTTTGGTGTTGCTCGGGTCGTGCGCGTCCAGCCAGGTGGCCAGGTCACGCAGGTAAACAACGGGGGGGCCGAGCCGGGAGCCGCCCAGGCGCACGTAGCGCAGGCGGATGGTGCCGGTGCGGATGGCCTCCATCAGGTATTCATCGCTGCTGATGTGGGGCAGGTATTCGCGGCGCACATCGTCGAGCGGCAGGCAGGGCCGGTCGTAGCGGCGCTGGAGTTGTTGGTAGGTGCTGGTCACGCCTGCGGCCCTCCTTTCTCCCCGCGCCCCTCTGCGGTGTGTGCCGGGTTCGCCTCCGGGAGGCGCAGGCGGATCAGTTCGGCGAGGCCTTCAATGGTTTTGCCAGTGGCGGAGGCGGCAAGCCGGCCGGAGGCATCCACCACGACGGCGCCGAACGGGCGCTCGGGGCAGGTGGTAGGGGTGACGTAGGCGGTATCGCCCTCACGCAGCACCTGGCGCACCTTGCGGTAGGCCTCCAGCAGTTCGTTGCTGCGCGCGGGCATGGCCTCCAGCCGGGCCGGGGCCTCGCAGGCTGCGCCGATGACGGTGGCGCGGCTGATCATGCTGGGGTGGCTGAAGTGCAGCGGCACGAGTTTGAGCGCGCCGATGGCGTCATCAATGCAGGTGTTCATGCGACGTCCTTCCGGGTGATGGTGATGCCCAGTTGCTTGGCCAGCCACTCGATGCCGCGCTCAGTGCTCATGACCACGCCGTAGCTCGTCCAGCTGCTGATGGATGCGTTCCAGCGCTGGCGGGTGTCCACGTACAGGTTGCCCTTGTCGCGGTAGGCCGGGGCGAGCTTGCCCTCGTGGTCGAGGATGCCCAGCGCGCGTAGCTGGCGGCGCAGCTTGCGCGGGCCGAGGCCGAGCACGGCGGCGGCTTGGGTCAGGTCGCGGTTCATGGCGGCGAGCCTCAGGCTACCGACCGATGGCGGTGCGCGGATGCGGCGGCGCACATGATGCGGTCGAGCTGGCGATAGAGATCGTCCAGGGTGCCTTCGTTGTGCACGACGGAGTCGTTATCGTGGATGGCAATGCCGCTTTCACTGGAATGCAGTGCTACGGCTTGTGCATCCGGGCGCAGGATGTGCACCACATGCCCGCCCTGGCGGCGAATCCACTTGGCCTCGTTCTCGAAGCGCACGTCGCGGATCACCACGCCGTTGTAGTGGCTCTGGTCGACTTCCAGCTGGTAGCCAATGTTCTGCTGGGCCAGCAGCAGCCAGAGCTCAGGGTGTACTTGCTGGCGGCCCCATTCGGTGCCGAGCAGCTGCATCAGTTGCCGAGGCGACTTGCCGATTCCCGGCAGCAGGGCCTCTTTCAGCGTGCCTTCCATGTGTTCATGGGTGAGGTTGAAAAGCTGGGCGATGGCGGCCTTGAGTGGGTCGGCGAAGGCGTAGCTGTACAGCGCGAACTGAGCTGTCAGGTAGGCGGCAGCTGTGTCCTTGCCGGTGCGAGCGAGGCCGTGCAGGCCGATGAGGAGATGGTTCATGCCGCACCTCCGTCAAACGGCCCAAAGCCTTGGTAATCATCAAGGGCGGGCAGGGTGTTGCGCTTGAGCTGCGGGCGGCCCCCGGCGAGCACGATCAGTTGGCCGGTGGCCTGCTGGATGCTTGCGACGGTGCGGGGGTTTGTTGCGGCTGCCGGGTGCAGGAACACCGGGCAGCGGGTGGTGTTGTGACGTGCTGTGTCCATTGTCGCGTTCCCTTGGTGAGTGGGTACGCGACAGACAATACGTCAACGTATTATTCCAGTCAATACGTCAGCGCATTACTTTATTCGATTGCGAATTCAAGGACGTCTGGGCTGGCTCAACAAGTTTCGACTGATAACCATCGGACATGGATGCTGCCGTCCGACCGAAGCGTCATCGAGACGCCTTCGGTTTGCTGAATCTCATCCAAGAGGCGCTCCCAATCTTCGGGCCGGTCGTCAGGATGGCGGGCTAGGTTCGCCTGGCGTTCAGCCCTGGCGCGTGGCGTGGTGATTAGATGGTTCACCCGCCGGAGCAGGCGGTTGTAGCTGGAAATATGTCTCTGGTGGGTGATGGCGCGAGCCTGTGTCCAAGGCATTAGAAGCTCCTTACTGCTGTATGTCCATACAGTATGCAAGGATGCACGACAGAACAAGTCGCCTTGGTCGTATGGCTAAGCCTGAATAATGCGTTCGATGGCGGGCAGCAGGTTGATCAGCAATCAGCGAGTCGTGCCGGGGGATGGGTATCGTGGGTGTAAAAAGCCCCGCACGAGGCGGGGCTGAATTGATGCTGTTGTCCCGGTGCTCCAAGCTCCGCGATCCACGCGGTGGTCCATCGGCCCTCCAGGCCCGGGGCGCGTCCTGCGCTATTGCGAGCGAACTATGATCGAAATGATCGGAGCCGGATACGGCTTGATCATGACGCCAGCTGTAGGTGATGGCTTACAGTCGTATCGCTTATCAAAAGCCCCGCTAGGTGCGGGGCTTGCATCCAACGTAGTAGGCGGACTAGCCGCCGGCGCGCCACATCAAAGCCTAATCTTGCTGGGCGGAGCAATGCCGCCGACATAGTGGATCTGCTCGATCTGATCGGTAGGAATCGTGCGCCGCCCGTACTCGCTATTAACGGAGCCTACAAGCACCTCATCTTCGGTAGCGCGCAGAAGCTCTTTCACCATGGACTCGCCGTCATGCAGGCGGATCATCACGTACTCAAACGGAACCAGAGGGCTGTTCGGCTCAACTACTGCCAGCCATCCATCTTTGATCGCTGGGGCCATGCTGTGCCCCTTCAGCCGTAGCGCGTAGGCATCAGGATCACGCGACGGTACGTCGATATAACCTTCCGCCTCGTCCAGGGCGTACCAGTAGCCTTCGTTGCCCATCTGTGCTGTGCCTACGATCTTAATGGCGCGATACGGGCTGGTGATCGGTGGGCCGGGCTCGACGTTGGAAGCATAGAGCGCAATATCCTCCTTGACGCTCTGGTCCCTCGAGCCGCCATGGCGGAGCCAATGAGCAGTTACTCCAAGCGCCTTGGCGATCTTTTCAACGTTGCCTTGCCGGGGGTCCTGAGACTCGCCGGTAATGATCCGATGGATGGTGGGCTGCGGCACGCCAGATCGTCGCTTGAGCTCACCTTCGGACCAGTCGAGCTCCTCCAGCATGGCTGCAAGCCGCTTGCCTATGTTCATGTCCGTGCCCGATTCGTAAACGTATAGGCAAGTGTATTGATTCATTTAATACGTCCGCGTATTATCGAGTTTAATGCGAATGCGCATAGGTATAGAGGCGATGAAAATCAAAAAGATGATTGAGCGACTGGTGGAACTTGGCTACTCGCAAGGCTCGATCGCCGACGCGGTGGGAACCACCCAGCCGACGATTCATCGGGCGCTTAATGGCGCGGATATCCGATACACCACTGGAAAGGCAATCGAGGCTCTTTACGCACAAGAGCTGGCGGAAGGCGGTATTGCGGCGGATCCGCGCGTTGAGCGACGCGATGGGGATCGCCGTCAGAACGAACGCCGACAAGGCGAGCGCCGCGCATAACGAATCACAGCCCGCCGACAGGACACAGCACAGCAACAACCAAGTATCACGGCGGGAGCCGGCCCGAGAGCCTCACCAGCGCCATCGGGCCGGCGCCGGGCAAGCAGCCCAGAAGCAAAAAAGCCTGTCGCTACGGCGGCAGGCTTGTGTAGAGGCAGGAACCAAGGGCAGTTCACTCACCAAAGCGTCAGCCCTGGTTCCTGCGGTCCGGTAGTCGGGTACCACCCCGACCGCCTCAACCCGCGACCCGAGGACACAGCACGTATCGGGAGGGTCGCGAGCTGTAAGCGAACTGTAGGGCAATCGCCCTGCGGTTGGCTACAGCGTTAAGGGGGCATTAACGCTATGAGTCGCAAGGATCTATTACCGGGCGCTGGCCCGGTGCTGAACACCCGCCAGGCGCTGTACCGCGCCACGCGCGACGCAACAGGGGGCCAGAATGCGGTGGCGCTGACCATCGGCATGGACCCGGACGAGCTGAACAAGCGCGTCAGCCCGAACAACAACCGCCCCATCCACCCTGAGTTCCTGGAGGAGATCGTGGCCGCCACGCGGGACCCGCGCCTGCTGGCGGCCTTGGTGCGCCCGGCCGGTGCGGTGGCGTATGTGCCGGTGCCGGTTCGCGCCTCGCGCGAGGCGTTGAAGGGGCTGGCCCAGGTGATGCGCGCTAAGGGCGACTTCGTGCAGAGCCTGCATGAGGGGGTGGCCGACGACCGTTGGTTGCCCCACGAGGTGGAGGCGCTGCGCTACCACGCCAACCAGGTGGTGGCTCAGCTGCTGGGCATCGTGGCCGGGGCGGAGCTGGCGATGCTCGAGGCCGTTGCAGAAGGGGAGGTGACCCATGGCTGATGTAATCGACCGCGGCAATGAGCAGGCCGAGTATCTGCTGGAGGTGGCCTTGGCGCGCCGCGCGCAGCTGCCGACCGGGCCGAGTGCTACGCATTGCGAGGAGTGCGGCGTAGAGATTCCGCAGGCTCGACGCGAAGCAGCACCGGGCTGCCAGACGTGCATCGACTGCCAGACCTTGTTGGATAAACTGGATGCGGGGGTGCGTCGTGGTTAAAGAGCGTCCGATTCTGTTCGATAGCGCCATGGTTCGCGCGATTCTTGAAGGCCGTAAGACGGTGACGCGGCGGCCAGTAAAGGGCCTACAGATTCCAAAGGAAGATCCCTCAAAAGGGGAAACCCGCCATCGCTGGAGCGCGGTCGGGCAGCGTCATCCCCGCTATGGATTCTGCGTGTTTGGCGAGACAGAGGAAGAGTGCGCAATGGAGCTCGGCGAGTTCGGAGCATGCCCTTATGGCCGGCCAGGCGACCGGCTATGGGTGCGGGAGGCGTGGCAAGGCCCCCTTGTCGACGATGACGAGATGCGAGCCGACCCAAGTTGGTGGAAGGACATGTCGCCTTACCAGAACACGGCGCATTGCTCCTATCGTGCTAGCGGTGATTCGTGCGAATTCACTGATCCGGACGGCAACATGCAGTGTCGTTGGAAGCCCAGCATCCACATGCCCCGCTGGGCCTCGCGCATCCTGCTGGAGATCACCGCTGTGCACGTCGAGCGCCTACATGACATCAGCGAGGATCAGGCAGTTGCTGAGGGCGTCGAGCGGCCTGAGGGCATCCGTGATGTTGATGTTTGGGACGGAGCCGAACGTGAGCTGTTCAATGCGATGAACCAGCCCCGTGACCGGTTTAAGCGCCTTTGGGCGGATATGAACGGCGCTGAGTCATGGGATGCTAACCCTTGGGTCTGGGTCGTCGAGTTCAAGCGGGTGGAGGCGGGCGATGTCTGAACAAGTCCCGCTGACGCTTACAGACCTCGCCGAGCTGCTTACCTTCATTCACGCCGACGACCGCGACACCTGGTTGGCGGTGGCGATGGGCGTGAAGGCCGAGTTTGGCGAGGCGGGTTTCGATGCCTGGGATGGCTGGAGCCAGACCGGTGACGGCTATAAGGCCGCCGATGCGCGCAGCGTGTGGAAGAGCTGCCGCAAGCGCGGGACCGGCATGGGTACGGTGATCAAGCTGGCGAAGGATAACGGCTGGACGCCTCGCCGCGAGCCGATGACGGCCGAGGAGAAGCGGCGGTTGAATGCCGAGGCGGAAGCCCGGCGCGCCGTGCGCCAGGCGGAGATCGAGGCGGATGAGGCACGGCTGGCGGTGATGCGTGAGGCGGTTGCGAGCGCGTGCCAGTTGATCTGGGAGAAGCATTGCAAGCCGCAAGGCGTGAGCCCCTACCTGGAGCGCAAGCAGGTGGGGGCTTTTGGTGTTGGGTTTTTTCATTACACGGTTGTGCTGGCCATCGACGATGCGCGGCAGCGTTGCGATGTGTGGGTGGGCAGCGAGACGCGGGAATTCTTCGCGAACCTGCCGAAGCCGCGGCCGGATTCGATCAGCTTTCTGATGTTCAAGGCCGGGACCATTGCGGTGCCGCTGCGCGATGCGGCGGGCAAGCTGTGGAGCCTGCAGGCGATCAACGAGCAGGGGACGAAGCTGTTCCCGAAGTACGGGCGCAAGGCGGGTTGCTTTCATGTGCTGGGCGAGTTGGCCGGCGCCGATGTCGTTGCCGAGGCGGAGGGTTATGCCACGGCGGCCAGTGTGCATATGGCCAAGGGTTGGCCGGTGGCAGTGGCGATCGATTCGGGCAACGTGCCGGCGGTGGCTGCGGCGCTGCGGGCGCAGTGCCCAGACGTGCCGCTGGTGATCGCCGGGGATGATGACCCGACCGTGGCGGGCAACCCGGGCAGGACGAAGGCCGAGGCGGCGGCGGGGCAGGTGGGCGGTGTGCCGGCCTTCCCGCTGTTGCCTGAGGGCGAGCAGGGCGGGGACTGGAATGACTTGCATGCGTGCGACGGGCTCGAGGCCGTGGCGGCGCAGCTGGAGGCTGCTCTGGCCGCTGGTGAGCCTTCCCCGGCCCCATCCGAAACCGAAGCCGCCGCGCCGGCCGGCTCCTCCGAAAACGGGGGGCAGGGGGCGGGGCTGACGGGTGAGCAGGTGCTGCGGCGCTTTGCGCTGGTGGAGGGTACGACGCACGTCTGGGACCAGGACAAGAAGACGGTGATGAAGAAGACCGCCTTCGAGGCCCTGGTGACAAAGCCGCTGGCGAAGGCCTGGATGGATGACGCGGAGAAGAAGCTGATCGGCGCCGATGCGGTGCGCGAGATCGAGCAGGCGCGGCGCATGGCGGGCAAGAAGGCGACGGCGCTGGGGATGACGCCGATCGACCGCTATGTGTACATCGACGGCACGAAGGATGTGTGGGACCGCGAGAAGAAGCGGCGCATCCCGGAGGGCGCGGTGAAGATGGCGCTGGGCGATGCGTATGCGTTGTGGCTGAACTCGGCAGAGCGGCGCACGGTGGATGTGGACCACATTGTGTTCGACCCGGCGATGACGAAGGACCCGGCTGTTTACATCAATACGTTCGAGGGGCTGCCGCTGGAGCCGATTCGAGATGATGCGGCGTGCGAGAACCTGCGGTGGTTGATCTCGTTCCTGTGCAATCACGACGAGCAGGCGCGCGACTGGCTGACGAGGTGGCTGGCTTACCCGTTGCAGCACATGGGCGCGAAGATGGACACGGCGGTGCTGGCCCACTCGATCATGGAGGGCTCGGGCAAGAGCCTGTTGTTCGCCGATGCATTCGGCCAGTTGTTCGGCATTTATGCGGCGACGGTGGGGCAGACGCAGCTGGAATCGAGCTTCAACGCGTGGCAGAGCCGCAAGTTGTGGGCTGTGTTCGAGGAGGTTGTAAGCCGGGACCAGCGCTACAACCAGGTGGGGAAGATCAAGCATCTGATCACGGGCAAGACGGTGCGGATGGAGAGCAAGTTCATCAATGGTTGGGAGGAAGCCAACCATATGAATGCGGTGTTCCTCTCGAACGAGATTCTGCCGTGGCCGATCAGTGACAGCGATCGGCGGATGCTGGTGATCTGGCCGCAGGAGACGCTGCCGGAGGCGCGGCAGAAGGCCATCGGCGCGGAGTTGGCCGGCAATGGGGTGGCGGCGCTGTATGGCTGGTTGCTGTCGCTGGACCTGGGCGAGTTCAACCAGCGCACGCGCCCGCCGCGCACCGAGGCGCGGCAGCGGCTGGTGGCTTTGAGCAGGGCGGGGTGGCAGACGTTCCTGCATCAGTGGCAGACGGGTGACCTTGGCCAGGGGCTTTGGGGCGCGTGCCTGTCAACGGACCTGTATGCGATGTTTCTGGAGTGGTGCCAGCGCAACCGTGAGCATGCGATGAGCCAGACGAAGTTCAGTCTGTTCATCAGTGCGGAGGTGGAGAAGACGCGCTCGATCCCCTGGACGGATGGCGCGACGCGGCGCTTCGGGGCGTTTTTCTTTCCCGGTGACCCGGACTCTTCCCTGCCCCCATCTCTGGCAGCCGCTGCGCTCGGCCAGCATGTGACGGAGTGGCGTGGAAAGGCGCGGTTGGCGGGCTGGGACGTGGACAGGTGGGAGCACCTGAAGGCGGCTGCAGCATGAATGCGCATGAATGTGTGTTGGGTTGTGTTGGGTTGTGTCGGGTTGGTTTTCGTAACCCAGCACAGGCCGAGGCCGCGAATGGCGGGGCTTTGCGGGCGGTGTGCGGGGTGTGTTGGGTTTGGCCACGCGCGCGCGCATGCGCAATGTTTTTGTACGGCGCTTTGATCGGAGGCGTGAAATTTCTCTATGCGAGGGCTGAAAAACCCAACAAACCCAACACACTCAACACAGGTGCTTTGAAGGCATTGATTTATAAGGCTTTTGGCTGTGTTGGGTTTGTGTTGGGTTGGGCTTTTTGTGTTGGGTTGCGTTTTGCAGGGGAGGTGAGGCCATGATCGAGGCAGTGGAAGCGTTGATGCAGCACTGGGGGGAGCGTTGCCGGCGTGGCCTGGGCGCCCCGGGCGAGGGCGGTTCGACGCCGCTGGCAGTGGCGATGCAGTACGGCGGGATGGTGCCCTCATCTGGTCGCGGTTCGATGGGGCTGGCGGGCGCGGTGGATCGTGTGGCTGAGGAGGTGGATGCAGCCATCGGCAGCATCAAGCAGGCCGGCCTGCGTGAGGACCGCAAGTTGGCCAGGGCTTGGCGCCTGGCTGGCAACAAGGGGCGGGCGCCTTACTGCCTGGAGACGCAGCTGGTGAAGTTGGCAATGGTGCGCTACCTGCCGGACCCGATCCCGACTGTTGCGCAGCAGATGCGGCGGGTGCGCATCAATTCGACTAGCACGTATGACGCACGGGTCCAGCGGCTGCATGAACTGGTGCAGGCTGAGCTGGACCGCCGGGCGCGTATGCAGCGGGTGCACGGCGGGAGGTACGTCGCGTAAAAAATCGCTTTCAGAAATCCGCCGTCGTCCCGTGGCGAGCCCGTGCAGACCCCGTGTAGAACCCGTGGTGAGCCATTGGCGTTAATTCGCTGTTTACGCCTCCGGGTTCGAGGGGTACAAAGCGCATAACAGGTCAGAGCAGCGCCAAGGCGATGACCGAAACGAGCCTTACTTGCTGTGTCAGGCAACGGCCGGTCCCCCTGCCGGTCACCCCTCAAAGCCCCGCCATCGTGCGGGGCTTTGTCTTTTCTGAATCATTCAACGGTTGGAGAGCAGGCATGGGCGAGCCGACGAGCACTGCGGGCATTGTTGTCGCCGGTGCGGCGGGCGTCGGGCTGGCTGGATTCATGGCGGGCGTGAATGGCGACGCGGCTGTTGGCGCGCTGCTGGGTGCGCTGGTGTATGTGACCACGACCCACGATCTGCCCATCTGGAAGCGGCTGTTGTTCTTCATGGTTTCGTTCGTGATGGGCTACCAGTTCTCGCCCGCCATCGTTGAGGCCGAGTTCTGGGGTATCCGCCCGTTCGCTTACCCTGGGCCGGCTGCGTTCGGTGCGGCGGTGCTGGTGGTGACGGTGGCGTTGGCCGCCATCCGCCGCCGTGCCGCGCCATCTCTGGGCAGTGACGGAGGTGCGGATGGCTAGTGCTCTGCTAACTCAGGCGACTTTCCTGATCTGCCTGGTGCTGTTCGCGCGGCTGTTCACCTATCGGCGTGGCGCAGCGCGGTTTCGCCGTGGGGTGTCCTGCCTGGCCATGCTGGTGATGGGCAGCGCCGGTGCAGCGGTGATCTACATCCTGATCGGCAAGCTGCTGATCCCACCGCCTGCCTGGCCGCTGGTGCTGCTGTTGGCGGTGTTCGCCTGGGCGGTGTGGCAAAGCGGCGGCAACCTGGCCGGTGCGTTCCGGCCGGCTGGGTGGGATGGCGTCGAGCGGCGGCAGCATGAGCGGCGCGATGCATTGGGGCAGGCGAGGCGGCGATGATTAAGGTGACGTTCAGCGGCATGCGCGAGCGCCTGCAAACCCTTGATCGTCTTGAGCGTGAGCAGCTGCCGTTTGCTGCAGCGCTGACGCTAACGGCGACTGCGAAGGAGGTGAAGGCGACCCTGGTGGAGGAGATGAGCTCGGTCTTCGACCGACCGACGCGCTGGACACTGAACAGCGTGTTCATCGAGCCAGCCACCAAAGCCCGCATGGAGGCCAGGGTCTGGTTAAAAGACCAGGACCCCGGTAGCGGCGGGAGTGCGGCTGCGGAATATCTCTCACCTCAGATATACGGCGGTCCGCGCGACTACAAGGGAACCGAGAAGATGCTGTATCGCCGGGGCGCGCTGAGCTCCGGCCAGTACGTATTGCCCGGCGACAAGCTGCAGCTCGACGCTCACGGCAACATAGGGCGGGGCAGGCTGACGAAGATTCTCTCGGGCGCGGGGCTGTTCACCGAGGAAGGTTACGATGCAAACGCGACCGATAGCGCCCGCAGTATGCGCAAAGGCAATCGGCGCTACTTCCTGATCAAGAAAGGCCGAACAGCTATTGGGATTGCCGAGCGGCTTAGCCGTGGCAAAGGCAGCCGCAACAACATCCGCATGGTATTGGTTTTTGCTCGGCGACCCGCTTATAGCAAGCTGTTCGACTTCTACGGAACGGCCGAGCGTGTTGCTCAGGACGCGTTGCCGATTGAGTTCGAGAAGGCCCTGGCTCGAGCCCTCGCTACTCGCAGGCAATGAAGGGGCGGTCAATGGGTCCTTCCTGGCGGCCCACCCTTACACGGGTAATTCGAGCCGCGTTTTCTCTCTAGCTGAAATCTGGACAGAGATGTCCGTCTTTCAAAGGGTTAGGTATGGGCCGGCAAGTAACGAAGTCAGAGCTGGGTGACTTGGTCGGCCGCGATGAGCGAACACTGAGCCGCTGGCAGAACGCTGGCATGCCGGTTCAGGAGTTTGGCCTCGGCCGGGGCAACGAGAACCTGTACGACACCCAAGAGGTGATCGAATGGCTCGTGCAGCAAGCTGCGCTGAACGGCAAAAAAGAATCCGCACGTGACCGCCTCGACCGGGTGAGAGCCGACCGCGAAGAAATGGCGCTGGCAAAAGACCTCGGCGAAGTCGTAATCGCCGCCGAACTGATCGAGCGTTTCGAGGCGATGATCCAGGCCGCCAAGATCGAATTGTTGAACACCCTTCCGGAGAATCTTGCCAGTGAGCTTTCCGCTCGCTATGGCGTGGAGATTGATGACCAACTGATCCGGGACCCCATCGAAGCGATTCTGAGAGAGCTGGCCAACTATGACCCCGATGACGATGACCCGTCAGACGGGGATCATGACGGATCGGACGATCCGGAGGATGCTGAAGAAGACGGCCCGTAAAGCCATCCGGCAGGCGAGCCGCAAATGGTCCCCGCCGCCTCGCATGAGCATTATCGAGTGGGCCGACAGGTACCGCTGGCTGGCGCCCGAAGAAGCGGCCCGCCCCGGCAAGTACCGCTTCGAAGTCACCCCCCACCTGACGTGGCCGGGCAATCCGCTGGAAGCGCTGGATGACCCCAGCGTGACCGAGATTGTCGGTCGCAAGTCCGCCCAGGTGGCATGGACATCAGGCGTGATGGGTAACGCCATCGGCAAGTGGATCGATATCGACCCTTCGCCCATCCTGGTCCTGTTTCCCAAGGCCGAATCGGTCAAGCAGTACGTTGGCGAAAAGCTGGAACCGATGATCGAAGCCACTCCGCGCCTTCGCCGCAAAGTGGACTTGCGCAGCCGCAGGCTTCAGCAGCGGCAGGACTTCAAGAAATTCCCTGGCGGATTTCTCAAGATGGTCGGCTCCAATAGTCCGGCCAGCGTCAAGTCCACGCCGGTGCCTCGCGTGGCGGTGGAAGAACCGGATGACTGTAACCTCAACCTGCGCGGGCAGGGTGACAGCATCAAGCTGGCCAAGGAGCGCCTGAAGACCTTTCGTCGCTCTAAGATCATCATCGGCGGTACGCCCACGATCAAAGGGCTTTCGGCCATCGATGCCGAGCTGGAGCTGTCCGACAAGCGCGTAGGCCTTGTGCCTTGTCATGATTGTGGGGAGGAGCACGCGCTCAGCTTCGACAATCTCCACTGCCCGGACGACCCGGACTATCAGCACGAGGTATACGGTAACAAGCGTCCCGAGCGGACCTACTACGCCTGTCCGCATTGTGGTTCAAGTTGGGATGACAACCAGAAGAACGCCAACCTAAAGCGCGGCCGATGGCAGGCGACCGCTGAGTTCCGAGGCATAGCCGGTTACATCCTCAACGAGCTTTACGCAACGTTCTACGGCTCCCGCTTCGCCGTGCTGATGGAGAAGAAGCTTCAGGCCGAATATGCCGCCGAGCGCGGCAACATCGGCCCGATGATCGCCTTTACCAACAGCTCCATGGGCGAAAGCTACGAATACAAGAGCGATGCGCCCAAGACCGACGAACTGGAAAAGCGCGCAGAGCCGTATCAGGAACTGACCGCCCCGAACGGCGTATTGCTGATCACTGCTGGCGTGGATGTGCAAGGCGATCGTCTGGCTGTGGTGATAGTCGGCTGGGGCCGTGGTGAGGAATCCTGGCGTCTGTACTGGGGGGAATTGGCTGGAAATCCTAAGGACCCCAGCGATGGCGTATGGCGCGAGCTGGATCGCCTGCTGGCTACATCCATTCCGGGTGCCGGAGGCACTCGCCTGGCAGTCTCAGCAGCGAGCGTAGACAGCTCTGACGGAAACACCAGTGACGCCGTCTACACCTACGTCCGTGATCGCCTGCGCTACAACATAATGGCGATCAAAGGCGCGTCCATCGATAGTCGCGAGAAGGAGATCTACTCCAAGCCGCCAACCTCGGTAGATACCACCCAGGACAACACCAAGGCCGCGAAGTACGGGCTGCGGGTCAACATCGTCGGCACCCATAAGGCCAAGACACTGATCGACAACAGGCTCAGGCTTACGGGTGCAGGTCCAGGCCGTATGCACTGGTACAGCGAGATCCGTGCCGATTATTACGAGCAGGTCACCAACGAAGTTCTGGCGCCGCACCCGCGACAGCCAAGCAAGATGGTATGGCAGCGCAAGGCCGGCCGCCGCAACGAAGCGCTCGACTGCGAGGTATACGCCCTGCATGCCGCTCGCAGCCTGAAAACTCATCTGCTGCGAGACAGCGAATGGGATCAGCTCGAGCAGCAGCTGATGCAGCCGGCCCTGTTCACCAGCGACCAACCCGTGGCCAATGTACCGCGCCGTGCCCAACAAACGCGCGGAACGCGAAGCCGTGTCCGCTGAGGAATCCCATGAAACCGACAACAGAAGCCCGCATCCGGCTCGACGAAGTGCGCGCGGCTATCAGCAAGATCGTCAATGGCGCTCAGTCCGTGCGCTTTGGTGATCGGCAGGTGAATCGCGCCGAGCTCGCTTCCCTGCGCATGCTCGAGCAGCAGTACGCGAAAGAAGTCGCTTCCGAAGAAGCCCGGCAGGCCGGGCGCGGGCGCAACCGCATCAACTACCTGAGTATCTGACATGGCCTGGTTCAATCGAAAGACGCCGGAAGAGAAGGCCGTTCGCGCGGCGCTCGATCTGGTGCAGAGCCAGCCTCGGGCACAAGGCGGGGGCGGCGGCAGCGAAACGCGTTGGCGCGGCGCCTCGCGAATGCTGCGAAGCATGGCCAGTTGGGTGCCGCATCTTGGCAGTCCGTCTCGCGACCTTAGCAAGATAGAGCGCAGCACCCTGATTGCCCGCTCCCGCGATGCGATGCGGAACCACTTGCTGGGCCGCGCCGCCATCGTGCGGGTCAGAACCAGCGTGGTGGGCACCGGGCTCATCTGCAGACCGCAGGTCGATTACGAAGCCCTTGGCATCAGCGAGGAGGAGGGAGAACAACTCAACGAACATCTTGAGCGGGAATGGACGCTCTACGCCGAGGATCCTCGCGAGTGCGACGCCGAGGCCAGCAGCACCCATTACCAGCAACAGGCGATCGCGCTGATGTCCGCGCTCACAGGTGGTGACCTGTTCGTCGCCACGCCTGACATCGAGCGCGACGGCACGCTGTTCAGTACACGCCTGCAACTGCTCGAAACGGACCGCATCAGCAATCCCAACGGGCAGCCGGACACGGCCAGCCTGTCGGAGGGAATCGAATTCGATACGCAAACAGGCGCCCCCATCGCCGTCTGGGTATGCAGCGGTTACCCCGGCGACAAGCGTCTCGCCAAACCGCTCACCTGGGAACGCCTTGAGGTATTCGGCGAGCAGACGGGCCGCCGTCGCGTACTTCAGGTGTGGTGCGACAAGGAACGGCCCGGGCAGAAACGGGGGGCTCCCTATCTTGCGCCCGTGCTGGAGCCCCTGCAGAAGCTTGAACGCTACAGCAGCGCCGAGCTGATGGCCGCCGTCATTTCAGCCATGTTCACGGTGTTCTTGAAGAAGGGCAGCGAATTCAACCAGAGCAACCTGCCAATGGCGGCGCTGGGCAACGAGCAGCCTGAAGGGCTCGCCCAAGAACTGCCTCCGGTTGAGCTGGGCGAAGGTGCAGTCGTAGACCTGGCTCCAGGTGAGGAACCGATCACCGCCAACCCGGCCAGACCCAACGCGCAGTTCGACCCCTTCTTCATGGCTGTGGCCAAGGAGATCGGCGCCGCCCTGGAAATGCCAGTAGAAGAGCTACTGCTCTACTACAGCAGCAGCTACAGCGCGGCGCGTGCTGCGATGTTGCAGGCATGGCGCATGTACAACCTGCGGCGGTGGTGGTTGGTCTGTGACTTCTGCCAGCCATCATATGAACTGCTGGTTGACGAAGCCGTGGCCAGAGGCCGCCTGCGCTTGCCTGGCTACTTCGACCCCGCCCGCCGCCGCGCCTACACCCGCGCCGTCTGGATCGGCCCTGCCCGGGGTGCCATCGACGAACTCAAGGAAGCCAAGGCCGCCCAGGCGCGGATAGATGCTGGCCTCAGCAACGAGACCATCGAAGCCGCCGCCATGACCGGTGAAACCTGGTTGCAGATCTACCGGCAGCGCAAGCGTGAAGTTCAGCAGCGCCGCGCCGATGGCCTGGAACTGCCCAACTCGAAGCAGGCGGAACCCCCCGCCGAACCGAAAGAAGAGGAATAGCCATGCCCCGCGCATTCGAGTTGGCCGCCGCGCAGCCTTGGCTGATGCTGCCCGACAGCCTGGACAACCTGCTGGCGATCGCCGAGCGCATGGGTGACCCCGTCGCGCTCGAAACCCAGCTGGGTCGACGGCTGGACAACAGCCGCACCGTCACCCTGCGAGACGGCGTCGCCGTTGTACCAGTGGTCGGGCCCATCTTCCGTTACGCCAACCTGTTCACCGAGATCAGCGGTGCCACCAGTACCCAGGTGCTGGCTACCGACATTCGCGAGGCGCTCGACAACCCGGCGGTGAAAGCCATCGTCCTCAACATCGATAGCCCCGGTGGCGTCGCCAGCGGCATCAACGAACTGGCCGAAGTGATCCACGCCGGCCGTAGCCAGAAGCGCATCGTCGCCTACATCGGAGGTAGCGGCGCCTCTGGCGCGTACTGGCTCGCGTCCGCCGCGCACGAAATCGTCATCGACGAAACCGGCATCGCCGGAAGCGTCGGCGTAGTGGTGGAAGCAGTGGTCGATGGCGAATCCGCCAATGGCCGCAAGCGTTACCAGATCGTCAGCCGCAACGCGCCGAACAAGCGCCCCGATGTCAGCACCGAAGAGGGCCGCGCCAAAGTCGCAGAGACCATCGATGCGCTCGAAGAGGTCTTTGTCAGCAAGGTGGCCCGCAACCTGGGCGTAACAGCAGAGCAAGTACCTGGCATGGGTGACCATGGCGGGCTGCGCGTAGGGGCCGCCGCTGTTGAGGCTGGCCTTGCACATCGAATCGGCTCCCTCGAAGGGGTAATCGCCGAACTGGCCAAGCCGGCCTCAACCAACCCAAGGAACAGAAGCATGAAAGTCAGCACCACCGCGGAGCTGCAGGCGGCCCTGGCTGCCGGCACTGACCCGCAGACCATCGAGATCGCCGAAGCCAATCAACCCGACATCGAGGCCATCAAAGCCGCCGCCCGTACCGAGGGCGCCAAGACCGAGCGCGATCGCATCGCCGGTATTCACGCCCTGGCCCAGAAGGGATTTGAGGCCGAAGTCCAGGCCGCCATCGATGACGGCCTCACCGTAGAAGCGGCCGGCCTCTCGCTCTACAAGGCTGCGCAGGATCGCGGCATTACCCTGCAGGCCATCAAGAGCGACGCCACTAAAGCCAAGGCCAGCACGCCGCCTGGCGGCGACAAGGCCCCCAAAATCTCTACCTCGTCCATCTGGGCAGCCCGTAAAGGAGCCAAGCAATGAGCATCGTTACCCAGGGCGCCCGTAGCGCCGACTTCCTGCTGAGTGAAGCTTCCGGCGAACGCTCCCGCGCCCAGATCAACCTGCTTGCCACAGCGGTGGCGATTTCCGCGGGCACCATCGTTGCGCTGTCCGGCGCAGGCTATGCACCCTATGAGCCTGTCGAGCCGGACCCGGAGAACCCGGCCGAAGCCCCGGCACTGGCCATCCTATACAACAACAAGCCTGCGAGTGAAGACGCTCAGCTGGCGGCCGCCATCGTTCGCGATGCCGAAGTGGACCGCAGCCTGCTCATAGGTCTCGATGAAACCGCCGAAGCCGCGTTGATCGCGCAGGGCATCATCATCCGCCCCGCATAACGCTCTGCCGCCCGGCGGCTCAACATGACATCCCGAACCGCCGCTGGCGGTTTTCTCGTTTCTGGAGACGAACAAATGGCATCGCTCGACATTTTCAACGATGACGCCTTCAGCGTTACCGGCCTCACCGCAACCATCAACCAGCCCCAGGAAGGCCAGGCCCAGCCCACCCGCCTGGATTCCCTCTTCGAAGAAGAAGGCATCACCACCACCTCGGTATTCATCGAGCGTGAACACGACACGCTGACACTGGTGCCGGCCGCTGACCGCGGCGCACCGGCTGATCCCACCTCGGGCGATCCGCGTGACCTCATTCCCTTCAGCACCATCCACCTGCCGACTCGCGCCACCATCATGGCCGATGAAGTCCAGGGCATTCGCGCTTTCGGCAGCGAGTCCGAGCTGGAAACCGTGCAGGCCCGGGTCGAGAAGCGCCTGGCCAAGATGCGCAAGCGCCTCGACGCCACCATCCGCTACCAGCGCGTGGGCGCGATCACTGGCAAGGTGTACGACGCCAACGGCACCCGCCTGCTGCTCGACCTGCACGCCAAGTTCGGTATTCAGGAGCAGGTGCAACAGTTCAACCTCACCGCCCAGGAAACCAGTCTGCTCGGCGCCATCAACTCCGCCAAGCGCAAGGCTGAGGACGTCGTCGGCGGTAGCGGCATCATCGCCGGCTGGCTCGGCCTGGCGGGCCGTAACTGGTTCGACGCCTTCGTCCAACACGACAGCGTCCTGAAGGCCTACGACCGTTGGAGCGACGGCCAATTCCTGCGCGAAGGCGGCTGGCCCGGCTTCAGCTACGGCGGTGTCGCCTGGGAAGAGTTCTATGGCAAAGTCGGCGACATCACCTTCATCGACCCGGACGTCGCCTACCTGATCCCCATCGGGGTCGATGGCATGTTCATCACCCGCTTCGCCCCGGCCAACTACATGGAAACGGTCAACACCGAGGGCCTGCCGTACTACGCCAGCCAAGAGCCGCTGAGCCACAACAAGGGCGTAGACCTCGAGGCGCAGAGCAACCCACTCAGCCTGGTGACCTTGCCGCGAGCCATCATCAAGCTCACCAAGCAATGAGTGAGTTCAGCCAACTGGTCGATGACATGGACAGCGCGTTGTTCGACGCGCTGTCCACCGCCGTTGGCGAACATCGCCGCCCGGGCTGCCGACCCCGGAGCGATGTGCAACTGATCATCGACCACAACCTGCAGCAGGTGGGCCCGCAAGGTCTGCACGCCACCGACGCTCTCGGTATCTCATGCAGATGTGAGCAAGTCCCAGACGTGGACCGCGGGGACCTGTTCATCGTCGGTTACAAGCGCTACGCCGTCGAGCTTGTGCTCAGCAACGACGGGCACGTCATCACCGCCGCCTGCATGGAGATGAAATGAACCGCAACCCCCTTACCATGGGCCGCAAGGGCCTGGTGCAGCACCTGGGTACGGTCACCGTGGCCAACGGCTACGCAACCAACGCAGGCACCAACGTGCGCACCGGCTGGTTCAACGAAGTGCTCAAGACCGATGACGTCAGCTTCCCGCTCATCTGCCTGCAGAAGGGCAAGGACCTGGCGCCCAAGCCCGGGCCGGCGGCGCTGCTCAAGTTCAGCGGCTTCTACGTTGTCGGCGCGGTCGATGTTGGCCTGGACGATTACGAAGACGCCCTGGACGAGCTGGAGCACGACCTGCTGCTGGCGCTGATGCCAACAGAGGGTCAGTTTCCCCGCTGGCTACCCAGAGGCATCAAAGGCATCACCGTCGGCGCGCCCGAGCAATTTCCGCCTGGCAACGGCGAGCGAGCCGCCAGCGTGCTGATCCCGGTGCACCTGCACACCATCATCGAAAGGACATAACCCATGACGCACAACGTGACTGCCGCCAAGGCAGGGGATTCGGCCGCCCCGAAGAAAGCCGCCGAACTGGTCGAGGTCAAGCTCGAACAGGCTCATACCCACAAGCGCAAAGCGTTCCAGAAGGGCGACAAGATCAAGGTCACCCCTGCACAGCGCGAAACCCTCATCGTCCGCGGCATCGTCGCCGGCCCCAAGGAGGTCTGACCCATGGCAGTCCTGAAAGAAACATTCGTAATCGGCGGCCACCTGAAGATGCGCGTCGCCGGCAGCGGCTTGCCCTTCCAGAAGTGTGGCTTGGTCTCCAGCATCCAGACCACCATCGAAACCAACAACCTGACCCTGAGCGACACCACCACTCCGCAGGGTGGCGAGTACGACTCGGTGGACCGCATCACCTCGGTCGGTCTGGCGATCAACTTCCGCGAGTTCTTCACGGCGATCCTGGCTGGCATTCTCTGGGGTGACGTCTCCACCGTACCGGCCGCCACGCACACCGACGAACAGCACGTCGCCGCTGTCGACGGCACCATTGCCCTCGACAACATGCCGCTGGAGATCGATGGCGTGACCAACGTGGTCGATGGCGCCCCTGGCACGGAAGTCTTCGATGAGTTCGACGACTGGGTCATGACCGGTTCCGGGATCGAGGTCGTCGCCGGCGGCGCGCTGGAGACTGCCATCCTTGCCGCCCCGGAAGGGACGCCCTACAGCGTGTCGGTCGACTACAAGTCCGCTGCGGTCGATGTGGTCGAAGCGCTGACCAACTCCGGCTTGGAGCTGGAACTGCTGTTCGAGGGCGAGAACGCCGCCGGCACCAAGAAGCGCATCGAGGCCCGCTTCTGGAAATGCCGCCTCAACCCGGCTTCCAGCCAGGACTGGCTCAACGTCGACGACTTCATGGGCGCCGAATCCACCTGCAAGGTGATCAGCGATCCGTCGAAGGTCGGCGCGGGTAAGTCGAAGTACTTCCGCATCAAGAAGGAACTGCCGGTGGCGGCTTAGAGCGCCCGAATCCAAGCCCAGCCCCGCGCTGGGCTTTGGTGCTGGCGTTTTGGTACAGTCCCGGCCAGATCACATGGGAGGGAAACCAGATGCAGTGTCCGGCCTGTAATCACATTGAGGATGAAGCTGCATTTGGCAGCCCGCTTCAGTGCCCATCATGCGGGGCTTACTATGAAAAGGCGGTGGTAGCCCGGGCAAAAAAGGCAGAGATCCTTTATCGGGCTGCGGAGCGGGATGAGCGGAAGCGCAAGATCGGTGCGGCTTCCAAGCCCGTGGCACGGTCAGTATCACTGAGTTGGTCGCTATTAGAAGCGTTCTTCCGAAGCCATTTTTTTGCGCGCGCGGTTTTAGTATTTGCAGTGGTTGCAGGAATTGTGATGCTCACTCAGCGCGGTGACGAGCAGCCCGCCTCAGCACGGAAGGCTGAGCCGCCCAATGAGTACGCGATTAATCGTGTCGGGCAGCGCGCCATTGAGGACAGGCTCAAGGATGCAGAGTCAGCCAGGTTCAGAAACCAATTTGTCGGACCGGCTGGAATTCCCTGCGGGGAAGTAAATGCAAAAAACTCATTCGGTGCTTATAACGGTTTCGTACGTTATGTGGCATCGGGCGGAGGGCTCGCCTTCATGGAAGGTGACATGCCAGACGACCAGTTTGAGGCGACATGGCAAAAGCTATGCGCCAGATGAATTTGCCAAAGCCCGCTGAAGCGGGCTTTTTTTCGACCGGAGAAAAGCATGCAAACAACAAACAGCCGCGAAGTCATCGTAGATGGTCAGGCGGTCATCTGCCGCGAACTGACGGTGCTGCAGGTTCGTGATTGGCTCAGTGAGATGATCAATCCAACGCAGACTGACCCGCTTGAGGGGGCGCTGTTCAAGGATTGCGGCCTGGCAGAAATCAAGCGCATGACGGACCTAAGCGACGACCGCATCAATGCCATGCGCCCGTCGCAACTCGAACAGGTCATTGCCGTCTGCAAGGAGTTGAACCCGCATTTTTTCGGGCTGCTGGGCAGGGTGGCGGCGATCCCGGCTCAGCAGTAGCCAGCCTCGACCGTACGCTGGACGCGATGATTCGCATCGGCCACGCCAACGCCCCTTTTTACCCCTGGACGTATTTCCTGGCTGCCCTGAGGGCGGCGTCGAAGAAGTGAGCCATCATGACTGACGTAGAACTGCGCCTGACGGCTGATGTGGACCAGGCGACCAAGAATGTAGGCGGCTTTCGTAAGCAGTACGCCGAACTGGTCAAGGCGATCGAAAAGCCGCTGCGTCAGGTCAATGCATTTCGTGAGTTAGAAGCAGGCCTTGAGAGCACTGGCCGCGAAGCGCGGGCGGCCCGGGAGCGTGTGCGCGACCTCGGCAATGAGATGGCGCGCACGGAGCGCCCGAGCGCGGCTCTCACCGCCTCGTACCGGGATGCCGTTAATCAGCTGCGGCGGTTGGAGCGAGCAGAAAGCGTTGCGCAAAGTCGGCTGGTTGGACGGCGCCGCGAGCTTCAGGCAGCGGGAGTTGACACGCGCAATCTGGCGGCAGAGCAACAGCGCCTGGCTCGTGAACTTGAAGCTGCGCAAGGCGCTGAGCGCAACCAGCAGGCGGTGTCCGGCATTCGAGCCCGCGCCGCAGCGCTCGGCCAGGTGGCGCGTGAGCAGCGCATTGCCAACTTGGAAGCCGCGCGCGCTGACCTGGGCGTAAACCGGTACCGGGCGCTTCAGGCAGAGTTGGCCCAGACCCGCCGCAACTACGAGCTGTTGCGTCGCTCAGGCAACCTGACTGGGCGCGAGTTGGCGGTGGCCCAGCTGGCGATGGCCCAGCGTATCAGGGAGACGCGCGCGGAGTTGCGGGGTCTTCTGCTTGAGCAAGGTCGCATGCGTTCTTCTGCAGTCGCAGCCATGGGGGCAGTGGGCGGTGTGCTTGCTGCTGTCTATGCGTTTTATCGCGGAGCTCGCGGCGTAGCGGCAATGTCAGACGCCTACACCCTGATGAATGCCCGCCTGAAGCTTGCCACCGAATCCCAGGAAGAGTTCAACGCTGCCCAGGCTGGCCTTGAAAGCATCGCCCGCCGTACCGAAACCCCGGTTGCTTCGCTCGTGACGCTGTATGGCCGAATCAGCCGTCCGCTGAAAGAGGCGGGGCGGAGCCAATCGGAAATTCTGCAGGTTACCGAGGCCGTGGCCACGTCGTTCCGGGTGTCGGGTGCGAGTGCGACAGAAGCCGAGAATGGGGTGATCCAGTTTGCTCAGGCCCTGGGTGCTGGCGCGCTGCGCGGGGATGAGTTCAACTCCGTCGCCGAGCAGGCGCCGCGCTTGATGCAGGCGTTGGCCGACGGCATTGGTGTGCCGGTTGGTGCGCTGAAAGAGATGGCCGCCCAAGGCCAGCTCACCAGCGATATCGTCACGGATGCCTTGACCAGTCAGCTTGATGTGTTGCGCAAGGAGGCCGAGACGCTGCCTGATACCGTCGGCGGCGCCATGACAGACCTCACTGATCGATGGAACAAGGCCATCGGTCAGGCGGACGTTAAGCCGCTGATCGATGCGATCAACGGATTGGGTGAGACAGTCTCCGATCCAGTCGTGATGGACAACCTCGTCAAGCTCGCCTCTGCCATCGCCTTGCTTGCGGGCGCTGCGGTTGATGGCGCCTCGGAGTTCGGCGACCTGGTGAAGCGCACGCAGTTTGCCGTTGCGGCAGCACGCGGTCTTACTACGGAGCTGGAGGAGGTTGATCAGCAGATCGCTGATATTGACCGCAGCCTTCAGGGCACAGGTCTTAAAACAACCCTGGGTGGCTTGTGGTTCACCGAAGAAGAGCTGCAAGCCAAGCGCCAGGCACTGGTGCAGTTCCGCGAAGCTCTGGTTGAGCAGCAAAACGGCCTGAACGCCGAAATGCAGTTCCTCGCCGAGGTTGGCGCCGCTGCTGCGGAAGCCGTGCGTGACAAGGAGATAAAGAGCCGCAACGCCTACATCAATGAGACGAAGGCACAGCAGGAGCGCCTGTTGAAATCCGCCGAAGCTGCGGGCAAGCAACTGGCCGCCGCCGAGAAAAAGGCAACGCAGGACCTCGAAAAGGTCCGCGCGGATCGCCTGAAGATCGAAGAGCGGTACCAGCAAGCCCTGGCCAGCATGAATGGCGGCGGCGCGGCCTCCTACGGGGCGGCCCAGTCGCTCAAGGTGGCGGCCCGCCAGGCGCTACAGGCTGGCGATGTCGAGGGGGCGAAGGCCCAGGCCCAGGCTGCCCTCAAGATGCTGCAGGAGCTGCAGGCCGCAGGGGAGAGTACCTACGGTTTCGCCGGTTTCATCGGGGAGCTGCGCGACATTGAACTGGCCGCCAACGACATCGAGCAGACCAATGCCGAGCAGAAGATCGAAGCCATCAAGGCCGAAATGATCGACCTGAAGGCGAAGGCGGCGGCCCTGGCAGATATGCCGGTCAGCGTCAAGATGGATGACGCGGCGCTGGAGCAGGTGAAACAGGCACTTTCGGCCCTGGCTGACACCAAGATCATGGTGCAGGTAGGCGCGCAGTACGATTTCACCCAGCCGTACACGCTGCAGGACCCCGGCCCGGCGCCGTCCGGCTTCGCCTACGGCGGATACACCGGCCCAGGCGGCAAATACCAGCCAGCCGGCATCGTGCACGCCGGCGAGCATGTGCAGCCGCAGGAGGTGGTGCGCGAGCCGGGGGCGCTGCATTTCCTCGAACGCATCCGCCGCAACGGCTTCCGCGCCACGCTGGAGCAGATCCAGCGCCGCGGCTACGCCAACGGCGGGCCGGTGGTGCCGCTGCCACGCTTCGTCCCGAACGTGCCGGCACCGAGCCAGGCGCTGCTGGATGCGGCGGCGGGGCCATCGATGCCTCACCTGGGTTCGGTGGACTTCAACCTGGGCGGCGAGTCTTTCCAGGTGTTCGTCAACCAAAGCCAGGTCGACCCGCTGCGATTGGCCGCGCGCAAGTTCGGCCGCACGCACCGCAACGGCTAAACCAGCCCCGCACCCGCGGGGCTTCTTGTTTCTGGAGCCTCGAATGCCCAAACCACGAATCATGCTCGGCGGCGTGCCGATCGTGCTGCACGCCGGTGCGCCTGAGGAAAGTATCGGGCCCATTGGTGGTTCCACCGTGCTGCGCATGAGCGATGGCGCGGGCGTGAAGATGCAGCACTGGCAGCGTTCGGCCGGCAGCATTTCCGGCTCTGGCTGGATGCCGCCCGGGCTGTCAGGCCTGGACTACTCGCAGCCGCTGGAGCTGCGCAGCACCAAGACCGTGAGCCTCGTCGGCGAGGGCCCGGCTTTCACGCTGATGGGCACGCCGCGCCCCGACGTAGCGCCTTGGGCGCAGGCCCTGGTAGGTGGGGAGTGGGTAACCGTGCCCTGCAGCTATGAGGAGGGGGTGGTGACCATTCCGCCCGTGCCCGGCGCCGCGCTGTACCAGGCCTGCTACATGCCGGTGTTCTCGGTGTTCGCCGAGCAGCCTTCGGAAACGCAAAGCGCCGGTACCGCCACCCACGGCTGGTCGCTCAACTGGGAAGAAGCCTGATGCTCAACGGATCGCCCCTCAACTCCGGGCCGCTCAACAGCCTGCCGGGCGGCGCTGGCGAGCCTGAGTACGTGGTGCGTGGCCAGGCCTTCGTGTGGGCACTGCGGCTGATGGTGGCCGGGTCCGACGTCACTGCCCAGCTCACCGGTACCGTCACCGTCGACCGGGAAGAGGGCGCCGCCGGCATCGCCGGGTTCGACCTGTTCATCGCGCCCGGTACGCCTGTCGCGCCCCCGGACTGGAAGGGCCGCGCCGTCACCATCGACTACATCAGCACCGCCAAGGGTGAGACCACCGAGACGCGGCGCTACACCGGCAGCATCAGCCAGGCCACATGGGACCCCGTCAGCCGCGTACTGAGCTGCGAATGCTCCGACCAGCTGCAGCAGCGGGTAGAGGCCTTGAGCGTCCCGGCCATCGATGTGCTGGTCGGCGGATATTGGTCGGCGGACGTGTTCGAGCCCGTCGAAGGGCGCAGCCGATGGGACTATGCCCTGGAGCGCCTGGGCACCCGCCCGGTCAGCCTCGACTGCTCGCCCACTGGCCAGCTGCGTGTCACCAGCTGGTACGCCACCGCGCCGCACTTCGTGTTTGGCCCGGGCACCACGCTGTACCAATCCGTCGAGCTGCAGCAGGCCGACCTCGATCGCACCACCAACCGCATCGAGATCGAATTCAGCTACCGCTACAGCCGGCTCTGGCAGCGCAACAAGAACTACAGCTGGGTCTCGCCCGAAACGGACGGCTCGACCGGCATCGGCGGGTTCTGCAACTGGCGGCGCAACAGCCACGAACTGCCCAACAAGGAAATGATCGCCGACGCCGCATCCGGCAACGGCGAAACCCTGCTGAGCCCGGTCTACTACGACCTGCCGCCGTCCATGGCAGACCCCTGTTTGGACGGCAGCCCCTGGATCAACAACGAGGAGGGCTTGCTGCTCGGCGTGAGCTGGATCGGCGCACGGCGCTGGGTTCAGACCGTGACCGAGACCTATCGGCTGACCCTGGCCACCACCGCAGGCGAGGGCGAGCAGTCGCGGATCGTCCAGCGTGCCGGCTACACCGTCGAGATCGAGGATGATCGCGCCGAAGAGTGGACGGACGAGCCCATCCTTGGCGGTAACAGCGGGTTCAGCGATCTCGATGACGGCGTTCGGCGTGATGCGGCGCTGACGGTGGCGCTACGCACCGGGCAGACGGAGATCATCGCGGCCCACCGGGAAACCACCCTGAACTGGCAGGTGCCCGCCAGCCTGGCGCTGGGCGTGGACCTGGTGCACACGCTGGAACTGGCCGACCAGGGCGCGCATGCCGTGGGCAAATGCCGGCGCATCGTGGATTCGTTCGACCTTGGCGCCGGCCAGGCGATTACCACGATCAGCATTGCGGTGATGCGCGGCGGCGGTGTGAGCGACCCGCTGACCTTGCCGCCTCGGCTCGGTGCCGGCGGCAACGGGGGTGGAGACGATGGCGAGAACGGCTATGCCAACAACCTGCCCACGCAGTTAGGCGGGCACCTCACCTCACCGCCCTATGACGAGGAGCTGGACGGCTTCGCGGGCAACTACTCCACCACCGCGCCGGGCGCCGAGATGTACCCGCGGCGGATCGATGCGGTGACCGACGAAATACCGGCTGAGGACCGCGATGAGCGGCAGCTTTCCAGCGACACGCTCTACCGCGTCGGCATCCCGAACAACACCCTGGAGCTCTGATGAGATACGTCAACAACTACCGCGAGGCGATCGAGCTCGCGGCCGGGGCGACGAATGCCGCCTTGTCACTGCCGGATGGCGAATACCGGCTGACACTCACCAGCGCCGAGGGCGACCGCTGGGAAATCGTCGACGCCGTGGTGGCCGCTGGTGCCGCCACGCTCACACGCGCGCAGGAGGGCACGGCTGATCAGGACTGGCCGGTCGGCAGCAGCATCTACTGCGCCGTCACGGCGGGGCAGCTCAACGATCTGCTGGCGCGCATCGACGACCTGGAACAGCGGGTCTCGGCCCTGGAGGGCGGCAGCGTTCCCGATGGCGCGCTGGTGGATCAAAACGGCAGCTCCCTCGTCGATGGCGAGGGTAATTTTCTGACGACGGAGGTCGCGTAATGGCAACGGTTCAGCACACCTATCAATCGGAAGGCTTCCCTGACTTCATGGCGGATGCCGGTTCGCACTGCACAGATGCCGAAGGCCGGCAGTACCTGTGCCGCGGCGGCTTCGACTGGTTCGAGGTGGCAGATGCCGCGCAAAGCATGCAGTACCTGACCACGATCGACACCCCCCCGGAGCCGGCGCCGCAGGGTGGCGCAATGTGCACCACCCGTACTGGCCCGTACCGCGTATGGGTGACGCACAACCCGGGTGGCGAAACCTGGCAATGGCTGGAGCTGGCAACGGTAGCGCCCGAGGTGTGATTCATGGCCACACTACAACAGCAGCGACAAGCGATCGCCGCGGGCATGGCGGCCAGTCGGGCCCCAACCGGGCAGGCCGAGCGGCAAGCCGCCGGCCAGGCAATGGAGAGAAATCGACGCGGCGCCGGCCAGGCGATGATAGAGCAGCGCACCGGCCAATCGGTAGCAGCCGACATCAACCGCCTCACCGACCCTCGTCCGCCGCGCAGGACGTTGCGGCCGGTCGAGCCCGTTGGTGCGTTACCGCCCTCGCGCGGCCGGGGCGTGTACAAGGCGCCGCCAACAACGGGCGGGGGCATTGCCGGCCCGCTGCAGGAAACCTCGCGCACCTACGCGTCGACACCAGAGTTCATCGAGTCGATCGACGGGCGAGGGTACTGGCGCATTCGCCGGGTGGAATCCATCACCATAGTCGACGCCAACGGAAACGAAGTTGTGTTCAACTCCCTTCAGGCGCCGCCAATCATATGACCTGTGAAGCTTACTGGCCGTCCCCGCTGTGGATCGAGGCTTTCGACCCGTACCCCTGGCACGGGCTCGTGTATCAGCAGGCCGATAACCGATGGCTGCAGCCCAGCGAAGGGCGCCCAGCCGTTCCGCTACCGCCAAGCCCGCTTAGTTTTCAGGAATTCCCGAACTACCTGGCCGACCCTGCATTGTGGGACATCGGCAATCCTGACCCGCCGTACTCGCAGTGCCTGTACGACGCGGGCGGCGAGTCGCTCGGCCGGGGGTTGCTGCGCGTGACTGATACAGAGACGCGGGTTGGCGGTGTCACGCGCAAGCTGGACGTCAGGTGGAGCGCTGAATATGGGCGCACCGGCGAGTTGCGACTTGTCGAGGATGGCGTGGTTGTCGCCTCTACCCCGTACGACCAGCAGGACGTCACAGCAGGGGTCAATATCCTGACCAGCCCCTATGGAGGTGACTTCAACACAATGCCTGGCCCGCTCGACTTCGGAGTCACCAGGCAGATCGACCGCTCAGCGGATGGCACGCGCAGGCTGATAACCCACAGCAACAGCTACACCTCGCCTGCAGGGCGGCAATACTTCATTGTCGGCGTTGTGCTCGTCACCATCGGCCAGGCTGAAGATGGCAGCCTCACGCTGACCTATGCAGTGGCTGCGACAACCTCTGAGTGTCTGGGTGCGCACACCTACTCCCGTAATTCGGATCGTTACTCTGCCAGGATCAACGCCAGTAGCGGCAGTCTCGAGCTCACGCCGATTCCCCCCGACTACTCGACCGGCGCCGGCATCTATGCTCATCCGCACACCGGAACAATGCTCGAGGAGACCGAGCGCAAGGGCAGGGTCATGGGCGGCTGGCTCACTCCGGGCGGCGTGGTGCTCGTTCGTTGTGACCACACGCAGCGCATCACGCAGAGCGGCGACCCATCCGGTACCTACGCGGAGAAGTGGTCGCCATCCTCGACCAGCTATGAAAACCAGCACTGGCGAGTCGCTTATGCGCGCGAGCGTGAGTATGAGATCCGGCTTTACAGTGATACTGATGAGTTAACGCTGAGCGGCAGGGACGATCGATCCCGAGTGGCTGCGGTCGATTCGAATCCGATATCGGGTGGCTCCCCAACCTATCTGGGGTCCGTCGAGTATGCTGATTCAGAACTGGTGGAGGGACTGGTCGATCATTCCGTCGAGTCCACTGACGACAGCGGCTTGAGCTTCCAGGAGCTCGCGATCCTTTCGATCACCGCCACTGCGCCGCCGGACATGACGAAGACCTACGCGCCTGAACCACTCTCGTTGCCTACCGGCGTTCAGGCTTCTGTATCGGCAACCTGCCAGAAGGCATGGACCATCGTGGCGAGAACCGCGACCGACCTTTACATGTCGGCTGTGATCACGCCAGAAGGCAGCGAAATGGCACCCAAGGTTGTTGCCTTGCCACATGTTCCATTTGTGGTGTTCAACCCTCTGACGCTTGAAGTGACCCGCTCAGTCGACCACCTGGACAAGACGCTGTTGGGCGTGATCTGACTGACTTAGCGCTCGCGTACAACCCCAGCCCACTCCGGTGGGCTTTTTTACGCCCGGAGTTTTCCATGCAACCCGCCAAACTCGATCTGCACATCGTGCAGGGCGCGACCCTGCGCGACACCCTGCGGCTGATGCAGCCGCGCCTGGAGTACCGGCCCATTACCGCCATCGGCGGGTCACCGCTGCACCTCACCGTTGACCACGGCCTGCCGGGCAACTGGCTCGCCTGGGTAGAGGGCGTCACCGGCATGCAGGGCCTAAACCGCTCCCAGCGTGAGCGTCCGCACCGTGTCACGGTAATCGATGAGTCCACGCTGGAGATCAACGCGCTGTCGGCATTCGGCCTCACGCCCAGCGGCGGGCAGCTGATCTACAAGCCGCCCGTTGACCTGACAGGCGCCAAGGCGCGCATGCAGATCCGCCCGCAAATCGGCGGGCCGGTGCTGCTGGAGCTGACGACCGAGAACGGCGGACTGGAAATCACCGCGCCCGGCACCCTCGGCCGCACCCTCAGCGCCGAACAGACCGCCGCGCTCACCTGGACCGAGGGCGTCTATGACCTCGAAGTCGAGTACGCCGACGGCACTGTGCAGCGCTACCTGCAGGGAGCCGTCACCGTCAGCCGCGAGGTGACTGCATGAGCGTAGCCATCTGCGGCGATCCCGAGGTGCTGGTCATCGAGGCCGGCAGCGAATACGCCGTCGCGCTGGAGCCGGATGCCGAGACGCTCGTCGTTACCGCCGGCGAGCAGGGGCCGCCAGGGCCACCCGGCAAAGACGCCCCAGGCTCAGATGGCTCCCCCGTCATCAGCGCCGACCCCGGCAACACCCTTACCCAAGGCAGCGACAACGGCCTCTACGCACCTCCCCATTCGTGGGAAATCAACCACTGGTAAACAGGAGGCCACATGGCCCAGGTCAAGTTCTACAAAGTCACCACACTGCCCGGCAGCCTCGAACCCAACGCCTTCTACTACGTCGAAAACGGCAGCTACGCGGAAAGCTACCTCACCAACAACGCAGGCGAGGCGCGCGCCGTTGGCAACACCGCGATGATCAATGCGCTGATCGACGCAGCGCTGGCGAACTGGTCCGGTGCCGCCAGCACCGTTTCCATCGTGCCGGACATCGCCGCCCGTGACGCCCTGATCGCCACCCTCGAAGCCAACGCCATGATCCTGGTGGTGGACGCCACCGGTGACCCGACCGTGACCGCCGGATCTGCGCTTTACGCCTACGCGTTCGATACCGAGACGATCTACAAAATCGCCGAATACGAATCCATGGACGTGGTGCTCCAGTGGAGCGACCTGCAGGGCGGGCCCACCAGCACGCCGGCGCAGATCGACAACGCCGTCAGCATGGCCCACAGCCACACCAACAAGGCCACGCTCGACAAGCTGGGCGAGGACGCCGAGGGCCTGCTGTTCAACGGCGTAGGTGTGGGCAGCCGCTGGGCAACCACTAACTGGTGATCGCATGGCCACAGTAAAACATCACAAGGTGGTGGCCGCGCTGCCGGCCGTGCTGGAGCCCGATGCCATCTACTACGTGCGCGCCGGGCAGGGGCACGATGTCTACGTCACCAACGGCTCGGGCATGATCGTGGGCTACCCCGCCAACGCGGCGCTGGGCCTGGCCGGCAAGGTGGACAAGGCCGAAGGGCAATCGCTGATGACCGATGCCGAGCGCGCGAAGCTCGGTGGTATCGAGGCGGGCGCCACGGCCAACGCCACCGACGCCCAGCTGCGCGACCGCGCCACGCACACCGGTACCCAGGCGATCGATACCGTCAGCGGCCTACAGGCGGTGCTGGCCGAGAAGATCGACACAACCGAGCGCGGCGTATCCGGTGGCGTGGCCACGCTGGACGAGTACGCGCGCATCCCGTCCAGCCAGCTACCGAGCTACGTCGACGACGTGCTGGAGTTCCCGACCCGCGACGACTTCCCGGCAACGGGCGAGGGCGGGAAAATCTACATCGCCGTCAACCAGGGCACCCAGGCGAACCCCACTCGCCAGTACCGCTGGACCGGCTCTGTTTACGCCGAGATCAACCCCTCGCCAGGTACCACGGACGCGCTGGCCGAAGGTTCGACGAACCTCTACTTCAGCGAGCATCGGGTACGGAACACGCTGCTGACCGGCCTGAGCATGGCAGTGTCGACGGCGATCACGGCGGTGGATACCGTGTTGTCGGCGTTCGGGAAGATTCAGGCGCAGCTGGGGCTGAAGGCCGACCTCAACAGCCCTACGTTCACGGGCAACCCCACGGCCCCAACACCGGCTGCCGAAGATAGAGACACCTCGATTGCTACTACGGCGCATGTTAAGGCTGCGATGGCGTTGTTTGGGGTAGGTGGCGTCAGCGTCAGCGCAGAGGCCAACCTAAACCTGTACACGATCGGCGGTGGGTTCATAACCCCTGGTGCGGGCCTGACTCCGTTGCCCTCCGGCTGGGGGCAAGGTCGTCATGTTGTGTTGGTGGCTGGCGGAGGCACGGCATACGGCCTGCAAATGCTTATGGGCGGGGGGGTCAACCTGAATCGAGTTGCAGTGCGGTCGTGGTCAGGTAGCGTGTTCACCGACTGGCAAGAACTCTGGCACACCGGCAACTTCGACCCCGCCACCAAGCAGGACAAGTCCGCCGTCATCGGCACCGCCACAACCCGCACGCTAGCCCTGACCGACGCCTGGAACTTACTGCGCCCAGCAACGACAGGCGCCATCACCCTAACAGTTCCAACCAACGCGGCTGTCGCTTTCGAGATCGGAACCGAGATCACTATTCGCTCGGTCGGCAATATCACTCTGGCTTCCGCCAGTGGCGTCGTGCTTGAGCCGCAATCAGGCGGCACGCTAAACATGACGGCGCGTATGACCGTAACCCTGAAAAAAGTTGCCGCGAACGAATGGATCGTGATCGGCCAAACGGTGGCAGCATGATGCCCGGTGTGGTGGCGGGGTTTCCGCGCAAGGCTTCGTCTCCTGGTATCACTCTCGTCGCCGCGTACGACGGGGCGAACTTTGGTGGCTATGTGTCCGCATACTCATCGTCAGGCGATCTCGGTTCGATATCGCCGCCCGGATCAACCGCTATACCGGGTGGGCCACCAGCGCCCGGAGGAAGCGGGCAGATATTGGCGCTCTATTACCAGCAGGATGGTGCGGCGCGCAGCCTCAGTGTGGAAGTGCGCGGAATCTACGGCAGCGCGCCGTTCTCGGGTGTGAGCATCGATGGTGCTGCGCCGCTTACCGGCTGGGTCTCGGCCGGCCAGACGGCAACTGCTTCAACCTTCCTCCGGTCTGGGCTGACGTCAAACCCAATCCCCGCAGGATCGCATGCCTTGGAGTTCGTCTGATCTGCGTAGCGCCTCACAGGCAAATCTGGTCGCGTCCGGCAGGATCAGGCCTTAACCAACCGCAAAAGGAATTGCGACCATGCGTATCTCGATCACCCGCATGCTTTCAGCGACCGCCCTCGGCCTGGCTTGTGCCATGGCCGGGGCGTACTTCGGGATAAACCTCGCCTATGACCGGATCAATGCTGAACTGCCAGCAGTGATCGCTGCAGCAGAAGAGTCATGCGGCGTCGGCGATCTTCCGGCCTTCTACTGAAACCACCAAAGATGGCTGGCCAACAACCTGGCCTCTAAGGCGGAGCGCGCCATGCTCGAAGTCTATGGTTCCGGTGAGATCAAGCTCGTAGTTGTCGATATTCACAATCGACGTGCTGCCTGCTTTCCACATCTGGACCTTGATCTTGGCATTGGTCGTGCCGCTGGACTCTGCGAACTGGCCAGTGTAGAGATAGTGAGCGTCTCCACCGTTGACCGTGCCGTCCTTGATCACCACTAAACCTTCGCCGAAGTCCTGAATGGACGAGCGAAAGGACACCTCAAAAATTCCACTATTCATCTGATGTCTCCCTGTGATGCCGAATTGGCATCATGAACCTAGCAGCCCGCCCACTTCTACGCAAACAGGGCGGCGCAGCCTGTTCAATCCCGCTAGTGCGGGATTTTTTTTGCCTGGAGAAAGACGCATGACCGAAACGCTCGGACAGAAGCAACGCCGCTTTACTCGCCTGGTCGGCCTGCTGATCGAGTACGCCTACCAGGAGGGCTACGAACTGACCTTCGGCGATGCCTACCGTGACCCGCGTGTGCACGGTGCGGCTGGCGAGAAGAAGTCCTACAGCTCGGCCGGATCGCTGCACAAGGAGCGGCTGGCTGTGGACTTCAACCTCTTCAGGGGTGGCCAGTACCTGACGCGCAGCGAAGATTACGCGCCCCTCGGCGAATACTGGGAAAGCCTCGGTGGCACCTGGGGCGGCCGGTTCAACGACGGCAACCACTTCAGCCTCGAGCACGGTGGCCGGAAATGACCGCCTGGCTGAAGATGCTCCCGTCCTGGCTTTGGTGGCTGCTGGCCCTGGTGGTGGTCGCCGGCGCGCAGCAGTACCGCGTGATGGACTCCAATCGCGATTTGGTGGAGTCGCGCTTGGAATGGTCCGAGAGCCTGCGCCTCACCGCCGAGGCCAATGCCGATGTCATTCGCAAACAACAGACCGACCGCCTTGTGCTGGAGGCGCGCCTGGCTGCCCTCGACACAACATCAACCGAGAAACTGACCCATGCACAAACTGAAAATGACCGCCTGCGCCGCGAGTATTCTGCTGCTGATGATGAGCGCCGCCGGCTGCGCATCGAGGTCCGCGTCGCCCGCGCCGACGCCATCGTGTCCGCCGCCACCGGCTCCAGCAGCCTGGGCGATGCAACCAGCGTCGAACTCAGTGCAGCAGCTGGATCAGCTGTTTGGGATATCCGTGGAGGAATGATCAGCGATCGGCAGAAGCTGGAGTATCTGCAAGAGTGGGCGAGGGCGGTTCGGGCTGGCGAGTAGGAAGTCACAGCACGCCGTCACCTCCCGCTGTATGGTGAGGTGACCCAGTCAAGGAGGATATATGGGAAATCTCATCATCAATCGCAAGCCAGGCCAGCGGATATTCCTGTCGCCAGAAACCGAAGCGGATGCGGCCGAGCTGTATCGTCAGCTTACAGAGGAGGGCATCTGGCTTGAGCTGTATCACAGTCGAACGCCCGGCCAGATCGTGGTTTGCATCACTGCGCCGCCCGCGGTCAATGTGGCGCGGGAGGAGCTGCTGCAAGCAAACGATGGGTGCAGCTAACGCCTTCACCGTGGGCGATAGGGGTATGATGCGGTGCTTTGCTTGGGGGATTTATGCTGCTGTTACGCATGAAAGGCGGAGTGACATACACGCTCGATCGCCAGGTCGGTAACTCAGGCAAGCATGGTATTTGGGAATTCCATCGATCCGTCAGCTCCTTCATGAGCCCCCCGGACTATACCCCGTACCGTCACGCCGCCATCTCGCCGGCCGAGCCGAAGGTTGGCGCGACGGTGCGGGTGGCGATTTGCAAACCGAACACTCCAGAATCGGATTGGATACCCATCGGTGAAGGTGTTGTCGCTTTCGATACTGCTGGCCAATGAGCGTGATGCGGCTCGATGACTTCCGGCTCGTGCCAATTCGCCTCGCCGCTAACGCTCGCGGCACAACCATGACTGGCCATACGCGACGCCATCGATCAATTCAACACCTGTCACTATGAATCCGTTCGGCGCCATTGAATGCACCTCTGCGTCGAACAGTATCCCCAACGGCCCGTCGTCCGGCGAGCCTGTGGATATGAAGGCTACCCGGCAAGGCCTGCCGAACTCGCGTGTTGGCTGGTGCTCGATGCGCAGGTCTCCTGAGACTGGCTTGGCCTGCTGCAGCTCCTTCTTGTCGCGGGGTGCGCCTCGTTCGCGCAGAGGGATGACTTGGAAATACATGGCGGCTCACTGATTCTGTGCATGCATACAGTATCAGGCGGCAAAGAAGCCGATCCAGCGCTCGCAGATCAGCGGCTACAAAACCGGATCGCTGATCCGCTGAATCAAGTGAGCGCCCTCGTTTCGCACGTTGCCGACTGCGCGATCGACGGCGAACCATTCGAAAGCTTCGACTGGTAGCGCGAGGTCTCGCACGATCTCTTCGGCGCGCTCCAGCGGTAGGTCCGGCTCCATCCACTCGCGCGCAAGGTCTGCCTCGAGTACGACTGGCCGACGATCATGGATGTCCACCATGCCCTGGTCGCTGTCCGCCGTGATGATCACGAACCCATCGCTGTCGCGCTCATCCATCCCGGTGCGGTCCAGCTGGGCGAGCGCCGCAAACCATAGTGGTTCGCCGTCGCGGCGGCGAATGTAGTAGGGCTGTTTCTTTTTCGGGTCCGCTGGATCCTTTACCCATTCGAACCAGCCGTCCGCCGCGACCAGCGTGCGGCCGGTAGCCCAGATGTCTCGAAAGAATCGGCTGGTCGCTGCCGTCTCGACGCGTGCGTTGATTGCTGGGGGCCGTTTTCCTGCTGCCCAAAACGGCTGATAGCCCCAGGGCAGCTTTGCCATGCGCAGGCCTGCATCCGTCTCGTAGAAAATCATTACTTTCGAGCGCGGCGCGACGTTGTAGCGATTGATCGGCTCCGGGTCGATACCGCTGTCGATCGGCTTGTCATACCGCAGCGCTTCCAGGTATTCGATTGCCGTTCGGTACTGGCTAAAGCGTCCGCACATTTCCCCTCCAGCCTGCTATCGGATGGCTGCCTTTCTACATTGACCGCGTGCGGCGCTCGTTGTTTACTGTATATATATACAGTAATTGCAGAGCAGTACCATGCGCGCCACCATCCTGGGCCAACTTGGCCCGTCCCCTGTCTTTTCGCAGTACGTCGACACCCGTGTGCCGGCCGGTTTCCCGTCGCCGGCGGCTGACTATGAGGAGCTGACGCTCTCTATCGATGAGCTGATTGATTTACGCACGCCTCATGTCTATCTCGCCCGGGTCGAGGGCCCGAGCATGATCGGTGCAGGCATTTACGATGGCGATGTGTTGGTGATCAATCGGTCGCTGGAAGCGCGCTCCGGCCACATCGTCGTCGCCTACGTCGATGGTGGGATGACGGTCAAGCGCCTGCAGGTGACGCCGGCCGGTGTCTGGCTGCAGCCTGAGAACCCTGATTACCGCGCGATCCCCGTGACCGAGTCCCTGCATGTCTGGGGTGTGGCCACGCACAATTTGCACCAGCTATGTTCGCGCTGA